ACGGCGACGGCGTCGACCGTGCAGATCGGCATCAACGCCGGCGGGTCGTTCGGGTCGTTCGCGACTCTGCGTGGCGGCGAGCCGGCGGTCGTCAGGCTCTCGGCCGGGACGGAATACGAGGCCGTCGGCGTCGCCGGCACCCGCCTGCGCGTCGACATTACGGAAGGCTGAGTCGTGGCGATCGTCAAAGAAGTCACCGCCGGCGTGCAGTACGAATTCTCCTCGGAAGAGGGGCAGGTCGCCGCGTCGACCACCAGGGTCTTCAAGATTCTGAAGGCCAGCGCAGGCGAGTACATCAACGTCGCCGGCGAGTGCGGCGTCCAAGTCGGGGACCAGCACCCATCGGAGTCCGGCCTCTACTGCGTGTCGTACTCAGCGCAGTACGACGGCGACAGCCGGATGGTAATCGTCGCCACGTTCAGTTACCGGGCGACACCAGGCGTCGGCGCCAACGCGGAAAGCAGCGACGGCAAGGATCAGCCGCCGGACGTGCGCCCCGCAAGTTGGTCGATCTCAACGTCGCTCCAAGAGACACCAGCGTACATCTGGAAGGCGATCACAGGGCCGAAAGTCGGCCAACCAGACGAGACGGGGCCGATCGTGAACCCGGCCGGCGACCTCTACGAGGGCGTCGTGCGGCTGGAGCCGATTGTGTCCATATCGGTCTCTCAGTACCAAGCATTCGACCCAACGCTCAACTGCCAATACGCAGGGTACGTCAACAGCAACGAGATTCGCCTCGGCAGCCTCACGATGCCGCCGCGGTCTTGTATGTTCCGGGGGGTGCAGACGACGCCGTCCAATGAGCAATACGGTGGCATCATCTACCGAGGCTGGCGGGCAACTTATGAATTCGCCTACCGCGTGAACTGGGTCGGCGATCCGGTCAACGAAGCCATAGGGTGGGACGTGCTCCAGCCGCAAACCGGCCTCAACGTGAAGGCGTGGAATCCAGCAGCCCCGCCAGCAAACGCCGACAATTACACCCAACCGCTCAAGAAAGACAAGGATTCCGAGGGCTTCTCCATCCTTGAGCCGCTGGCACTGCCGGATGGAATCAGCGCCGGCGACAAAGTGCGTGCCCAGATTCGCATCGCCGCCCCCGACGGCAAGGTGACGCAGAGACCAAGCGCCCAGCCGATCCCGCTCAACGACGACGGCTCAGGCCGCGCCGAGGCCGCAAACCCGAAGGTGCTCTTATACCGCTACCAAGTTCAAAACGACATCAACTTTGACATACTAGGCATAAGGCTGGAATAACGTGGCCGAAGGCTTCCTTCTAGGGCCGGGACTACTTTCCCAGGTGCGTCGAACCATCGACCGCGTCGACGGGGATGCTATAGGGAGCGGTTATCGCCGGATTCCGACGGTGCTCGAGGGGGAGGATGCGCTGCCGGCTGCGAAGGTGTTTCGCATCTGCACGTTCACCGGGGCGTGGGCGATTAACTCAACGAAGACGGTGACGCTCAAATATCAGACCAGCACGCCGAATACGGCGGTCGCGACGAATCTCTTTGCGGACGTTCCGGCGCCGGCCAGCAACGGCGACTGCGCTATCGCACGCGACGGGACGGCTTGGTTTCTCATTGCAGCGGTGTGCTCGCAATGATCGACGACCCTACCTCGCTTCTGTCGCTCGGCATCTGGCTCATGGCGGCCGGAATGTACCCGCTTGGATTCCTTTTTGGCGCGTGCTCTCCGTGCTGCAAAACGTGCCCGGTAGAACACGAGTTCAATAGGTGCGTTCGTTTTGAGCGCAAAACTCCTCTTGCGCCAAAATCTGATTTGGCCCTGGACACCACGCAGGTGCTCAATGCGTATTCCAGGCGAGTATCACGGCCAGAGGATATCGGCGGCATTTGGGCGGGTGACGGCGAATACACACTCCGACTGAATAATTTCTGGCCCATCCACATCCAAAGCCCAAGCGCTCATTCATGGAGCGGACCATCGAGCCAACTTCCGACGACTATCGCAGACACCGCGCTGGTGGCAAGATTCTTAGACGGTCAGGAAACGCTAGAATTCGATTTTGGTGCGGAGGGCGCGTGGCTGGTGGCCGTGCAGGCAGAGCATCCGTACTGCCAGGCCAGCGTTTGCAATTGGAGCTACTTCGGCGTTTCAAACGCCACGCTGTCGATCATTCACGCCCCGCAAGTTGTGCCTTCGGTTGCTAGGCTGACCGTATTTGTTCATCCCGACGCAGACAACGTAAACAACGGATGCCCCGGAGCTGTCTTCCCAACACGCACGCTCCGGGTGATTAACTGCTCGTACGCAGTGATTGAAACAACCTGCCGATTGCCGGTAAACGCCTGGTGCCCAAACGACCAATTTGGAAACACACCTCTAAACCGAGACCCTAACGCACCTGGCGGGTGCGGAGCAGAGCGGTTCACACCGAGCGGCGGTGCGTTTTCAACATTTATTAGTATTGCTACTCCTGTCGCGTCGTTTTTTGATGGTGATCTGTTGAGAGCTATCGAGAACGGGCCATGCGTGACGACAAGGCAAAGCAATGCTGAAAACCAGCCATGGACGCGGCCTTATCTTGTTGAATTAAACATGGAAGGAGATTTTGATGCTGGAATCATGTGCCCGCCGCCATTCAATGACCCGACCGACTTCAACCAGAACGGATTGCCTGACGCCACCGGAATCGCGATGGCGAACGAAGGCTTTGCTTGCCCTGGCCCAGAGGTGACGATCACATTGCCCACTTTGTGGTATTACGGGCCGTGGGTTAGCGAACTTCAGAATTGCTACTACTCAGTTGCACCAGTCGCCGGCGAGGGCGGCGGAACTATTGCGGCAGGCGACTACGTTGGCAATCTCACGCAAAGAACCTGCACAAAAACCGAGGCCCGCATTGAAATCCCGACAACGCTGGCCGGTGGTGGTGGCGCTGGCTTGATTTCGTCAAGATACTACGCGCATCGGTGGGCGTGGTGTAGAGGAGTCGATGTCGAAGGGTTGGTGTTCACGAACGCTGTAAGGCAGCCTGGCACTCCTTTCGTTGACTTGGCAGATCAAGTCGGCGGCTGTGCGGCCGAGTACATGATTAAAGGCCAGCAGTTTTACCAGCAAGCCCTCGCGTCTATTGGCGTGACTGTGCAGGGGCCGGGTGAAGTGGCCCCCGTGCAGTCTCTGGTAATGCCGGTCGGCACAACGCCGGACCCACTCCCTCCACTCCCAAAGCACTCGCTTTTTTCCGGCCAGCCATACCCGGCCTATAACGCGACCTTTACGTGGGAGGGGAACGCCGGCGAACTGATAGCGCCAGCGAACTTTCAGCAGTCTGTTTCACGATCTAGATACGACCGACTGCTGTCAGTCAAGGTGTTTAGCACTACAACCCCGATTGCCGGGTTCGCGCCACCAATGCAAGTGATGGTACCAGGCGACGGCGAATGCGACTTGCCGGAAAACTACACACGGGCGGCAGCGTTCGTACATGAAGGCGTGCGCACATCAATAAACAACTACCCGTCCGGTTCTTACGCTTACGGGTATCGTGTTGTGGGTGCCAAGAGAATATGTTTGTCTGTGTGGTTTTCAGCAAGAGCCTACGACAACGTCGCGGAGCCAACTTGCCCGATACTTTCAGTCGATGTCGTAGATTGGGCCGAGGCGGGCGATTCGCGGCCGTGGTGGATCGAGGACGTGTCTGTTGTTGAAGGCACGTCTCTGTCGATTCGCTTGGCTGCGTGGCCTGCAACCGGGTCGGCCGGTGGATCGCTTGGTGGCGACTTCACGGTGCGAGTCAACTTTCAGTACGGGCACATAGACCTGAGGATTCACCGTGCAAGAAACTGATAAGTGGTGTCGGTTCGATGAGGAGTCGATGCAATGCGTGCGCTGCGGATACAGGGCAGCGCGGCTGCCGACGTATCGAGTGTGCAAAAATCTGGTCGAGATGGCGAGAGATGCCGTCGTTCAGTCGGCGACGCGCCGTGTCCGAGTTCCGCCGCTCCCTATCGGCACCGCGACGGCTCGCGCGCTTTCGTCTATAGGGATCACGCCCGAGCGTTTTTCTAAAGTGATTGGAAAGCCGTGCGGTTGCGAAAAGCGAAAAACCGCCATGGACGCGGCGGGGGCGGCTATCTCGGCGGCGGTGGAGCGGGCCGCAAACGCAGTTATGAACGCGGTACTGCCATACCCGGTTTCGGAGGAAGACATAGCTGCCGTGGCAACGTCGTTTGCTCATTCTCCGACGGTCAACCGCGGCCTTCGGGAAGCAGCGTCGGCTGGTCGCATTGCCGTGCATGGCTCCATTACGGCCGCGAGGCAGGATAAACTGAACTAATGGCCTCATTCTCGCAAATTCCTGGCGAACTCAACATCACCTTCGTTCAAGGTGACGAGGTCGCCATCGCCCTGGACTTCGACCGCGACCTCACCGGGTACACGATCACGACGGCCGTCTACGTGACGGCGGTGTTCGTCTCCGGCGGTGGCGGCTCCGGCTTCGTGACAGGCGTCGGCCAGACGGCGACCACGTTCGCGGTCGAGGAGACCGACCTGTCCGCCGGCCAGGTGAAGATCGGGCTCTCAGAGGCCCAGACCGCCGCCTTGTCGCCGGCCATCTCCTACCGCTGGTACATGCGGTGGGTTGACGGCGGCAACGTCACCAGGACCGTGCTTTCAGGCACCGTGACGGTGGTGAATCCATGAGCATCACGGTCAACGTCGTCGGCCAGACGAACATCGTCACGTCGATCACGAACTCCGACGGAGTCGACGTGTCCATCGGCACGATGGCCGCCCAGACGCTCACGTCGCTGGCGATCATCGGTGGCTCCAACGTCACCGTCACGACGACTTCCGGCGTCTTCACGATCATCGGCCGCGACGTGCCGGTCGACAGCGTGAACGGCCAGACTGGGACGGTTCTGCTGACGTCATCGTCGGTCAGTGCCGCGTCGGCCGTCCACACCCACGTCGTCACCGACATCACTGACTTCGCAGCCGAGGCAGCCAAATACGGCCCCGTTTCCAGCGTCAACGGCCAGACTGGCACAGTCAGCCTGACGTCCGCAGACGTCAGCGCTGCGTCGGCTGCTCACTCGCACACTGCCGGGAACATCACCGACTTCGCCTCCGAGGCCGCGAAGTTTGGCCCGGTGTCGAGCGTCAACGGCCAAACCGGCACCGTCAGCCTGACTTCCGCCGGCGTGAGCGCCGCGTCCGCCGTCCACACCCACGTTGTGACCGACGTGACGGACTTCGCGACAGAAGCCGCTAAATATGGGCCGGTGTCCTCGGTCAACGGCCAGACCGGCACGGTCAGCCTGGCTGCCAGCGACGTGAGCGCCGCCTCGGCCGTCCACACCCACGTCGCCACCGACGTAACGGACTTCTCGACAGAAGCCGCTAAATATGGGCCGGTGTCCTCGGTCAACGGCCAGACCGGCACGGTCAACCTTGTGGCCTCCGATGTCAGCGCTGCCTCGGCGACCCACGCCCATTCGTATGTCCTGTCGCTAAACGGGCAGACAGGAACGCTCTCAATCGCCGCCGGCGACAACGTCACGGTCAGCACCTCCGAGGGCTCGATCACGATCGCTGCCGCTGCCGGAGGAACCTCCGGCGGGAGCGTGACCAGCGTCAACGGCCAGACCGGCACGGTCGGCCTCGTCGCCTCCGATGTCAGCGCTGCCTCGGCCGTCCACACCCACGTCGCCACCGACGTGACGGACTTCGCGACAGAAGCCGCTAAATATGGGCCGGTGTCCTCGGTCAACGGCCAGACCGGCACGGTCAGCCTCGTGGCCTCCGATGTCAGCGCTGCCTCGGCGACCCACGCCCATTCGTATGTCCTGTCATTGAACGGGCAGACAGGAACGCTCTCAATTGCCGCCGGCGACAACGTCACGGTCAGCACCTCCGAGGGCTCGATCACGATCGCTGCTGCTGCCGGCGGAACCTCCGGCGGGAGCGTGACCAGCGTCAACGGCCAGACCGGGGCGATCACGCTGGTCGCCACCGACGTCAGCGCCGAGAAGCGGCTCACATGGGGCGTCGTCAGCATCGACAACACATCCGCGACTCTCGAGCACAACGTCGACTTCGGGACGGCGACAGTGATCCGAGTCACCCCTATCACCGAAGGGAACTTCGGCGCCACCGGCGCCGCCAACGGCTCTGAGGGCGCCCACTACCGCCTCATCAACGCGACCACAATTCTCGACCCGTCGCTCGCATTCACCATCGTCTACGAGTCGACGGCGAGTTTCGCGACCAATCGATTCCACACCGTCGACGGCCTCGACCGCGTCCTCGGCCCGTCGGAGCAGGCCGAGATCATGTACGACCCGTACATCAACCGATGGAGAGTGACGCCGTGCTGCGGAGGCGGCTACTAGGCTCGAGCCTCCTCAGAGCAGGCCGGCTGGCTCTTCGCAGGCCACTCGACGCCCGCCGAACAATCGCTCGCGCCAGACTTCTGGACGCTTCTGCGGCCAGCGTCGAAGAAGACCGCCTGGTCGACTGGATCGTCGAGGAGGCGGCCGACCGCAGGGTTTTCTGCTCAAGGAAGGCCGCCCAGAGGCTCTTGGCGATTGCCGACAAGGCAAGAAGGCCGTACACGCCGCCGAAGCGAAGTGACGTCGACGTCATCATCGCCTACTTCAACCCGGCCAAATACAAGAGGTCGGCCACCCACATCCACAAGACGTGCTGCGAGCTTCTCGCCGTCGGAGTCACGCCGATCGTCGCCGAGGTCGTCCACGACCAGGCGGTGGCGCTGCCGGAAGGCGTTCACAGGCTTCAGTTCTTCAGCAAGTCAGTTCTGTTCCACAAGGAGAACCTCCAGAACCTCGCCGCCTCGGTGTCGACGAAGCCAAAGATGCTCTTCATCGACTGCGACCTTGAGTTCTCGAGGCGAGACTTTCTGGACGCTGTCAGCAAATCCCTCGACGAATACGACGTCGTCCAACCGTTCGTCGAGGCCAATTGGCTCGACAGAAACGGCGCCATCGGCGAGACCAAGATCGCGATGGCGGAGGCGATGCGCTCCGGCTCAGAGCCTAACATCAACAAGTTCCACCCCGGCTTCGCATGGGCAATGACGCGAGCCGCGTTCGACGCTCTCGGCGGCTTCTATGACCTCCACGTCATCGGAGGGGGCGACAGCGCCTTCGCCTACGCCGTAGCCAGAAGCCCCATGGAAAAGCACATCCCGACATCAGCCTGCGTGGCCGCGACAGCAAGCCACCAAGAATATGCCAAGCGCGCCGCGGCGATCGGCCTTCGCGTCGGCGCAACGCCGGGCAGGGTGTTCCATCTCTGGCACGGCACGAGGCAAAACCGCAGGTACTCGTCCAGGTACTCATACCTGCCAGCCACAGTCGACGGCGAATACCCAGTCATCCGCAGGCCGGACGGCCTCCTCGAGTGGGTCGACGACGCGCACTCAAGGCAACTGCTTCAGTATCTTCTCGACCGCCAGGAGGACGGGTAGATGGATTTCACCCAAGACTGGTTTTCGTGGCACGAGAAGATATGGAGTGCCGTGGTTCTGCCGCGCCTCCAAGCCGCACCGGACAGGTGGCTGGAACTCGGCTCATACGAGGGCAGGTCTGCCGCGTGGGCGCTCGAGCACATCGGCGGCGAGGTCGTCTGCGTCGACGCCTGGGGCAATGAGTCGATTGAGCGCCGATTCGACGAAAACGTCGGTGGCAGGGTCACCAAGGTCAAATCCTTCTTTCGGCCGTTTCTGCTGCGCGCTGTCTCCGAAAAGCAGAAATTCCGCGGCATCTACATCGATGGCGACCACTGCGGCCGGGCGACGCTGGAGACAGCAGTGCTATCATGGATGCTGCTGCCGCCGGGCGGCATCATGGTCTTCGACGACTACCGCTACCACAACAAGGCGACGGCCTCGATCGGCAGGATCGACACCTGCATCGGCATCGACGCCTTCCTCTCCTGCTACCGCCTGAAACTCCAGGTGCTGCACCACGGCGATCAGGTGATTGTCACGAAAACCGCATGATTCGGCCTTGACCGGCGTCTAGGCGACAGGAGAGGATAAGGCCATGGCAGCCGACCACCACTTCCTGATCGCCGGCGCCAAGTGGCTCTGGAGATACACCCGCCTCCGCGGCAATGCCGCGGGTTGGGCGTACTTGCCGGACCCCAAGAACCCGAAGATGCCGAGGAAGGTGCTCATCGACAGTCGCCTCAATGGCAGGGCACTGCTCGAGACGGAGATTCACGAGGCGCTGCACATCTGCTTCCCGCAGATGGACGAGGCCGTGATCACCGAGGCGGGCAGAGACATTTCCCGCGTTCTCTGGTTCCTCGGCTACCGAATCGACAGCGACAAGGCGCCGCAGTGAGACTCCAGAGGCTCAACGACAACCTCGTGGTGCCGCTGTCCAAGATGCTCTCCGGCATCGAGGGCTCATTCCGGCCGTTCGGCTTCTCGCCGGCCGAGATTCGCAAAGCCGCCCACGAGGAAGACGAGCACTGGGTCATCGTCGCCTCCCAAGACGGCATCGCCCGCGGCGCCGTGCTGGCCTACGGAATGCTCCGCGGCTGGCATGACGGCTACCGCCGGCCGTCGCTAGGTCTGGCCGTCAGTCGCATGTACAGACGCCGAGGTCTTGGCACGGCACTGCTTCTGCACCTGCATCACGTCGCCGCCATCAGGGGTGTCGATGAGATCATGCTGCACGTCGACGACGACAACGCCGCCGCCAAGTCGCTCTACCTCTCCATGGGATATCGGCCGCAAGGAGGAGAATGGACATGCCGACTCGACGACTGACGATCACCGAGAAGGTGCTCGAAAAAGTGAAGGCCACGCCACCTCGACACAAGACGTGGTTCGACCGGCTCGACGCCTCGCACCAGTCTGAACTCGCGGACATCCGTCGCGGATGGCAGGCCGGCGACATCAAGTCTTCGGCTGTCAAACTCGCCAGCCACATCTCGACGACGCTGCGAGAGGACGGCATCTCGACAGTCGGCATTCAGGGGGTCTTGCAGTGGCTCAGAAACCGCGACTGAAGCAGGCCGTCCTCGACAAGGTCGTCGAAGACCAAGTCGCTGCCGGGCCGCCGGAGGACGCCGAACAGGTCACCAAAAAGACCGACGGCGACACCGTCGAGGTCCGCAGCACGAGCCGCCGCATCAAGACTGTCGAAGACCTCCTCGAGCACATCGAGGCGGATATGACGAGGTATGAAGTGGCTGCCTCCGAAGCAACGAAGTGGGAGTGTGCCTCGAGTGACGGCGACGGCAACACGACGGTGACCGAGTTGCACCGAGTCTTCGTCAGACTGAAGCCCAAAGCCGGCCCAGGCGTCCGCGAGATCGTCGAGGCGATGATCGCCGGTGCCGTCGGGCTCAAGTCGCGGCCGGTGAGCCGGCACAAGCGCGGCGGCGACGGCCCGTGGCAGGTGATCGTCGTTGCAGACACGCACTTCGGGAAGCGCGGCTGGAAGAAGACAACCGGCCAGGCAGACTACGATCTCGACATCGCGGCGAGCGTCGTCCGCGAGGCGGCGACGGAGTTGATCGCCATCGGCAACGAACTGAAGCCGGCTCGCCGGACGATCTTGATGCTCGGCGACCTGTTCCACTTCGACAACCCGAAGTGGCAGACGACCAGCGGGACGCAACTCGACGGCGACGGCCGGCTCCAGAAGGTCATCGAGTACGGCAGCGAGACTCTGTTGGGAATCGTCGAGCAGTCGGCGGCGTTTGTGTCGACCGACGTACACATCGTCAACGGCAACCACGACGAAACCCTGACGGCCGCGTTTCAGCGGATCATGTTCGAGCGGTTTCGCAACGACCAGCGTGTCGCGGTCTCGATGAAGTTCACCGGCCGGCAGTACGTCACGCACGGCGGCAACTTGCTTGGCATGGCCCACGGTCACAAGGCGAAGAAGCGGCTGCCGCAACTCATGGCGCTGGAGGCAGCAGCCGACTGGTCGAAGTGTCCGTACCGCGAGTATCACACCGGACACTTCCACTCCCAAGCGGCTGAGTGGCAGAGGCCCATCGAAACCATTGATGGGGTTCTGGTCAGGACGGCGCCATCGATCGGCGGGACAGACGAGTGGCACGCCGACGCTGGCTTCATTGGCTCCCGACGGGCTATGGAGACCTTCCTCTACCGACCGGAAGGCGGGCTCACGGCCATGCACGTCGCCGGGGTGCAGCCATGATCCTCGGAATCGCAGGGGCCGCCGGCAGCGGCAAGGACACCGTCGGGCAGTATCTCGTCCGCCGGCACGGCGCGGTGATCCACAAATTCGCCGACCCACTATACGCCGCGATCTCGGCGATCACGGGGCTCTCGGTGGCCGAACTTCAGGACCGCCGGCGGAAGGAGGAGATTTTGCCGTGGCTGCCTTGCAGCCCGCGGCGACTCCTCCAGACGATCGGCACCGAGTGGGGCAGGGACACGATCCACCCGGATATCTGGGTGCTGGCGACCCTGCGACGCATCGACGCCACAGACGCCCTGTGGAGCGTTGTGACGGACGTTCGCTTCGACAATGAGGCCGAGGCCATCCGCGCCCGCGGTGGCGTCGTGTGGGCCGTGACGCGGCCGTCCGTCGGCGGCCTGGGTGGCGTCGAGTCTAGGCACTCAAGCGAGGCCGGCGTGTCGGCGGAACTTATTGATGACGAGATATTCAACCACGGCGACATCGCGGCGCTCGAGCGCGAGGTCGACGCTGCATGGGCTAGGCTGCAAGCCGATATAATCAGATGATGGGAGGGGTGCAGCCGTGAGCGAGACATTGAAGACGGTGATGGAGAGGTGGGGATTTCCCACCTTGGTCGCATTAGCGGCCGGTTACGTGCTTCGCCAGGACGTCCTGCTACCCTTGGTAGACCAGCACTCGGCCTTCTTGAAGACGATCTCCGAGTCCCAGAAGGAGATCGCCGACGCCGTCAGGGAGCAGACCCGCCTGCTCTACGCCCTTCAGCCGAAGGTGGCCGAAGAGGCACGCCGTCAGGCCGCCCAAGAGGCTCAGTGACCCCCGCAGCGACAGGCGTCCAAACGATACAATGGACGCATGGCGACTTACTCTCAACTGCCGGGCCAGTTGTCCCTCGCCCTGCGCCGCGGCGACGAATTTGGGGCGAATGTCGACTTTGACATCGACCTCACGGGGTACTCGGTCTCCGCCGCGATCGTGTCGGCGTTGACCGGCAATTCGGCCGGGACGATGACCGCCACCGTCACCAACGCAGGCGCCGGGGTCGTCAACGTCTCGATGACCGAGGCTCAGACAGCCGCGCTGCTGCCAGGCACCTATGCGTGGCGGCTGGAGTGGATCGCGCCGGGCGACGTGAAGAGAACCGCGATGGCCGGATTCGTCGAGGTGGCACGATGAGCATCAACGCCAGCGTCACCGGGGCAAAGATCACAGCCACCGTCATCGGTGATGCCGTTTCGGCCGCCGTGTCGTCAGGCCGGGTGTCGGCCGCGGTCACCGGCGGCATCGGCCCGCAGGGTCCGGCCGGCGAGGCCGGCGAGACGGGCGGCGCGACGACGCTGTCCGAACTCACCGACGTGCAGATCACATCCGCCGCCGATGGCGACGTGCTCAGGTATTCCGCAGCCGCTGGCCGCTGGCAGGACTACGCGGAACTCAATCTTGTTGACGGGGGGAACTTCGCATGGCTAATCGCATTCGCATCCGCCGGTCTACAGGCGGTTCGGCTCCTGAGCATCTGCTGAACGCCGAACTGGCGTTCGCGGAAGCTGCGGGAGCCGGCGGTGCCGGCACGCTCTATATCGGCACCGGCTCCAGTGGCACCAACGCCGCCAACGTCGTCGCCATCGGCGGCGGCGGCGCGTTCGTGTCGATCGTCACCGTCCGCGAGGCCAACAAGGTGCTGGCCGGGCCGACGACCGGGGCCGACGCCGCCCCGACGTTTCGGGCGCTCGTCGCCGACGACATCCCGTCGCTGACCAGCACGAAGATCACCGACTTCACGACCGCCGCGGCGCTCGTCGGGCCGGTCTCCAGCGTCAACGGCAAGACTGGGACGGTCACCCTCGTCTCTACGGACATCTCGGCGGCCTCGGCAGTCCACACCCACGTTGCCGCCGACGTGACCGACCTCGCGACGACCGTGAAGGGCTACGACTTGTCGTCCTTCGCGGGGCCGACGTCGTCGCTGTCTGCGAACTCACAGAAGATCACGAACCTCGCCGCGCCGACGGAAGACAACGACGCCGCGACGAAGGCATACGTGGACGCAGCCCGAGCGGGCCTCGACGTCAAGCAGTCGGTGCGGGCCGCGACCACGGCGAACATCAACCTGTCCAGCGACCTTGAGAACGGAGACTCGCTCGACGGCGTGACGCTCGCTACCGGCGACCGCGTCCTCGTCAAGAACCAGGACACGGCATCGGAAAACGGCATCTATGTCGTGCAGGCGTCGGGTGCGGCCGTGCGAGCGACCGACTTCGACGCCGACGCCGAGGTGACGCCTGGCGCGTTCACCTTCGTTGAGGAAGGCACGGCGAACGCCGACTCCGGCTGGGTGCTCACCACGAACGGCACGATCACCGTCGGCACGACCGGCTTGGCGTTCGCACAGTTCTCAGGCGCAGGCACGATTACCGCAGGCGACGGCCTGACGAAGGATGGCAGCACCATCAACGCCGTCGGCACGGCGGATCGGATCAGCGTGTCCGCCGACGCGATCGACATCTCGACGTCCTACGCCGGCCAGACGTCGATCACGACGCTGGGTACGGTGACGACCGGCGTGTGGTCGGCCACGGCCATCGCCGCGACGAAAGGTGGCACGGGCCTCGAGACGGTTCCGGCCGGCTGCGTCCTCGGAGCCAACACGGCCGACACGGTCACGGCGGTGCAGGGCGGCACGACTGACGGCATCCTGACCTACTCTGCTTCAGGCACGTCGGTGGCGTTCCTCCAGACGATCGACGGGGGCGCGTTTTGACGCATGACCATCAAGATTAAGCACAAGCGAGGCACGGCTTCTTCGGTGGCGGCTGCTAACCCAACCCCAGCGGCCGGGGAGCTTGTGTTTGAGACGGACACGCTTCGGTTCAAGTTGGGTGATGGAAGCACGGCGTATAACAGCCTGGCTTACGTCGCACCGAGTGCCAGCGACATTACGTCCGGCACGCTTGGACAAGACAGGCTTCCAAGCGACATCACGGTAAACAGCCTGTTCCTTTACGACTCACTCAACGACCGCGAGATCGAACTGCAACCGTCTGGCCTGAGTGACGACCGGGCGATCATCTTTCCAAACGCCTCTGGCACGGTCGCCCTGGTAGGCCACACCCACTCCGCCAGCGACATCACGAGCGGCACGCTGGACTCGGCACGCCTCGACGCGACGCTGGCCGCGCTTGCTGGTGTGACCACGTCGGCGGATCAAGTGATCTACGCGACAGGCAGCGACACGTTCGCGACTACTGCTCTGTCATCGTTCGGCCGCTCCCTCATTGACGACGCCGACGCCGCAGCGGCGAGGACGACGCTCGGCGTGCAGCCGACGGCGAGCCCGGCGTTTACGGGCAGCGTTGGAATCGGCACATCCTCGCCCGGCGCACTGCTTGAGGTAAACGGCGGCAGCGGTGCTGCTACTTGCATAGTCAAAGGCGAAAGCGGAAAAAATGCGTTCTTGTCTGTGATTGGCAATGGCAACGCCTTCTTGTCCACTTCGCTGGACATCATCCAGCAGAGCGATAACGCTGCGACTATCATCCAGCGGGCCAATGCCGCGCTGTCACTCTGGACAAACAACACCACCCGCCTCACCATCTCCTCCACCGGCACCGCGACGTTCGCTGGGCAGATCGTCGGGCAGGCGGGGATGGACGTTACCGGCGCTGCCACCTTCGCCAACACCGGCAACGTCGTCCCGCTTACCGTGACCAACACGGGCACGGCCAACTCATTCGTCGTCAACGATGCCAGCGGTGATACGACGCCGTTTGTGGTGGATGCGAGTGGGAATGTTGGCGTCGGACTGGGCGGCGCACCAAATGCTCGCGTGCAGGTCAATCTTGGTGACGTTGCTCCAGCCGCTAGTGGCGACATGAACACTGGCGTAGTATTTCAGAGCAACGGCGCCTCTCGGGCGATAAACATCGGCACAGACAACACTGCTGGATACTCATGGATCAACGCAGCGTTCGCAAATAATTCAGGCATCGCAGACAACCTGCACTTGATGACTGGTGCCACCACCCGCCTCACCATCTCCTCCACCGGCACCGCGACGTTCGCGGGGCAGATTGTGGGGCAGGCGGGGGCGGATATTTCTGGCACAACCGCATTAGGCGACACAGTCAACTGCGGCACGGCGTCTACGACGGCAACAATCGTCAACGTCGGCCTCGGAGCGACCGGCAATAGATTTGCCCTCATCGACTACGTTGGAGATACAACCTACACGGACTATGGGCTGAGAGTCGGGCGAGACAATGGAGGCGCAAATGGTCAATCGATCATCCACCACAGAGGCACGGGCGCTCTTGCCATAGTCGCTCTTGACGCAGGAACAGTCGAACTCGGAACCAACAGCACCACCCGCCTCACCATCTCCTCCACCGGCACCGCGACTTTCACGGGGCAGATACTTGCCGACGACATCGCCACCGCCAACAGCGTTGCGTATGGCTTCGATTCGGACCCCAACACCGGAATTGGTCGTGCAGGCGCGGACGTTGTAACGCTGGTGACAAACGGAGCCGAGCGGGTGCGGGTGGATGCGAGCGGGAATGTGGGAATTGGGCTGACGCCACTGCAAAAGTTTCATGTCGGTCGATCTGGCAGCGGCATTGCAGCGAGATTCACTGACAACGCTACACAAACCCTAGACCTTGGCATCACAGCATCTGCTGGTGTGTACTACGACAACCCAAACAGCGGCTACCAAGAATGGCAGATTGGTGGCTCTGGCAAGATGCGGCTTGACGCCAGCGGGAATTTGGGAATTGGGACAACAAACACTGACCCGGCTGGCTCCAATGTGGTCGGTAGTGCAATTGGCGCGTCTGGCTATTTCAGCATCACACGCGACTCATTCGACCCCGTACGAATCAACCTCAAGAGTGCAGATGGTACGCTTGTTTCGTTTTTCCAGGACGGAGTCAGCGAGGGGTCGGTCAGCGTTTCGGGTAACACAGTCTCCTACAACGCCTTCTGCGGCTCGCACTGGGCGCAACTCTCCGATCAGTCTCGGCCCGCGATCCTGCGTGGCACGGTGATGGAGACGATTGACCAGATGTGCGACTGGCCGGAGGACGGCGGCGGCAGTGATCGACTGGTGCGGGTGAAGGTCAGTGACACGCCAGCATCTCGCCGCGTCTATGGCGTGTTTCTCGGCTGGGATGAGCCCTACGCATCGACCGGCGATATGTACGTCGCTGGTCTTGGTGCGTACATGGTGCGAGTGTCAGGCGTGGTGCAGTCCGGTGACCTGCTAGAGAGTTCTGGCGACGGCACCGCACGCACGCAGGCAGACGACATCGTCCGCAGCAGCACCATCGGCAAAGTGTCGTCCACGCATCGCATCGCTGAGTACGACGACGGTTCGTATGTTGTCCCTTGTGTCCTCATGTGCGGGTGAACAATCATGCCTGACATCCCCACTCTGTTTTCGTCTGAGCCGCTGGCGATCAGTGCCGTATACGACAAGCTGTGGCTGCGCGAGTGCGTGATCAGCGCCAGTACAGTCGGCGGTGACGCCGAAGCCCGCGTGACGCTTGTGCGTTTTCGCTCCACCGACGACGGCGTGGAGGAAGCACCCGCCGAGCCGATCCGGCTCCATGTCCAAGACCTGCTCGCAGGGGCCGAAGCCGATGCCGATCTCGCGGCGGCGGTGGGGGCGCTGATGGCGTATGTCGCCAAGGTCGGCATCGAGCAGGGTGTGGTGGCGGCACCGGAGTGATGGCACAATAGGCGGCAAAACGATACAATGCCGCCATGAAGACAGCACTCATCACGGGCATCACCGGCCAGGACGGCTCCTATCTGGCCGAACTTTTGCTCGCCAAGGGGTACGACGTCCACGGCGTCGTCAGGCGGTCGAGCACGTTTGGGACGCAGCGGATCGAGCACATCTTCGATCGCGTTACGCTGCACTACGGCGACGTGACCGACGGCGGCGCCTTGATGCGAATCGTCGGGGAGGTCGACCCAGACGAAATCTACAACCTCGCCGCCCAGAGCCACGTCCGCGTGTCTTTCGATCAGCCGGCCTACACGGCCGACGCGGTCGCAATCGGCACGCTCAACGTGCTCGAGGCGGCCAGGACGGTGCCGTTCTGCCGCGTCTACCAGGCGTCGTCGAGCGAGCAGTACGGCAACGCATCGGCTGAACCGCAAAACGAGACAACGCCATTTCGTCCGCGGTCCCCATACGGCTGCGCCAAGGTCTTCGCCCACCATCTGGCGGTGAACTACCGCGAGTCCTACGGCCTTCACGCCTCCTGCGGCATCCTCTTCAACCACGAGAGCCCACGGCGCGGCGAGACGTTCGTGACCCGCAAGATCACCCGTGCTGTTGGCCGCATCAAGCACGGCCTGCAAGAGAAACTGTTCCTCGGCAACCTCGACGCCATGCGCGACTGGGGCTACGCCGGCGACTACGTCGAGGCCATGTGGCTCATGCTCCAGCAGGACGAGCCGGACGACTACGTCATCGCCACCGGCAAGGCGCAGACCGTCCGCGAGTTCTGCGAGGCAGCGTTCGCCGCGGCCGGCATGGACTACCGAGACCACGTCGAGACCGACCCACGCTACTACCGACCGGCCGAGGTGGACTTCCTCCTCGGCGACGCCTTGAAGGCTTCGCGCGTCCTCGGCTGGCAGCCGGCCACGAAGCCGGAGGAGTTGGTCGGCATGATGGTCGAGGCCGACATCGAACTTGCGAGGCAGGAGTATGTCGTTGCTCAGTCTCGCTGACTGCCGGGTGCTGGTCACCGGCGGCGCAGGCTTCCTCGGCCGCGTCGTCTGCCGCCTGCTCAAGGATCGAGGCTGCACTCAGGTCACGGTCCCGCGTCGGGCAGTCTGCGACCTCACCGACCCACGGTCGACGGCCAGGCTGTTCGCCGCCTGCCAGCCGGACGTCGTCTTGCACCTGGCCGCGGAGGTCGGCGGCATCGGCGCCAACATGAAAGCGCCGGGGAGGTTCACCTACGCCAACCTCGCCATGGGCCTGAACGTCATCGAGGCAGCGAGGCTTCACGGCTGCCGCAAAACCGTCGTCGTCGGCACCGTCTGCTCCTACCCGCTGTCTCCGCCGGTGCCGTTTAAGGAGGAAGACCTCTGGAGCGGCTACCCGGAGCCAACCAATGCCGGCTACGGGATCGCGAAAAGGGCGGTGTACGAACTGCTCAAGCAGTACCAAAAACAGTACACCATGGCCGGCGCCGTCGTGATCCCGACGAACCTCTACGGCCCCGGCGACAACTTCGACCCGGCGTCCAGCCACGTCATTCCCGCGATGATCCGGCGGTTCTGCGGAGCCGGCGACGTCACGCTCTGGGGGAGCGGAACTGCCAGCCGTGAGTTCCTCCACGTCGCCGATGCGGCCGAAGGGATTCTCATGGCCGCCGAACGCATCGAAACGCCGGAGCCGATCAACCTCGGCGGTGGCGGCGAGGTGTCGATGCGAGACTTGGCCGAACTGATCGCCGGCGAGTGCGAGTACCACGGCACGATCCGCTGGGACTCCTCGAAGCCGGACGGCCAACCTCGTCGGGCCGTCGACGCCTCGAGAGCGAAAGAGCTTCTCGACTGGCAGCCGCAGGTGAATCTGAAGCAAGGAATCGCCGAGACGGTCGCGTGGTGGCGGTCACAGGCTACGTCTTGAGGTGCTCCTTGAGCCGCCTCGTCAGGTCGGCGCCGGCCGTCTGCCACCAGCAAGGCAGGATGGCGTGGATCGCTAGTAGGACGGCGGCAGCGCCGCAGAGCAGGGCACACCGCAGCGCGAACGCGGTGTGCTGACAGTAGGCCATGCCGTTCTCGGCGAGGTGCTGCCTGGCGGCGTCAAGCAGTGGCATTTGTCCGCTCCAGTAGACCACGCAGCGTGGCTGCTCGCTGTGCGTGCTGGTGGGCATCGGCCTCCATGGCCGCGGTCTCAATCGCGTCCCGCTCATCGTCAGTGAGACGCAGCCTGTCGATCTCGGCTTGGAGCCGGGCGATCTCGCTCTGGAATTCGACGGCCGTTGCGAGGTTCACTGTTACAAATCCTAGATGCTTTTGCGTTTTGGCACAGGTTTCGTAACGCCCTAATCATATGTGAAAAACCATCATTTCAGATGGTTTTCCGATATGGGCTGGGAGTCACTTACGGTGTGTGGCGTCAGTTGAGCCAACTCCAGGCGCGAACCGCGAACGCTTCAACCTTCGGCAGCCCGTCGATGAAGACGTAGCACGCTATCGCCCACAGCATGGCTCGATCGTGTCGCGTCATGCTTTCCGTTCCAGCGACTGTAGGCACTCGTTCGAGAAGTGCGGCCAACTCACGCATCGACTGGCTCCGCCTACGGTGCGTGCGGACGGTTCACCCAAGCCCCGTCGTTGGCGGCACCAGCGGCACCTGGCCGCCTCCGTATCCAACTGCCTTGATGTGAGCCTTGGCTTTTTCCATGTCGCCGCCAAACTCCAGCCAAGCGAACACGTCAAACGGACTAAGCCACTCGCCGACCGGCAGTCCGCAGCCTTCACTGAAGCACCACGCGAAATTTCCTTCGGTCACCACATCTGCGTCTTCGGGCTTTTCCGGGGTGTGCGTTGGCTTTTCCATGGCGTTACCTAGTGCGTGTGCTGTCAGTTCGGCGTCGGCTCGGTCTGCTGCACGCACGCCAGCAAGTCCCGCAGCCAATCGACATCCCGCATCGTCAGGGAGTATGCCACTCCGCCGTCTGCAAATTTGTAGTCCTGCTCGGCGTGCTTCCCTACCCGCCTGATGGCGTGCTTCAGGGCACCAGCGAGAAAGTACTGCTCGTCTTCGTCTAGCGTGATCTGCATTACTTCACCTCCGGCGGCTCGGGAAGCGGCATCCAGTGGGTCACGTTCGGGAAGAGCCACTCACCGCCGTAGTTGCAAAACCACGCCTCCCCGTCAAACGAGGCGACGTGGTTCCCGTCCATGGCTGTATGAACGAGAACGAGGGCGTCCTTTTCAGGCATCCTCTCGATCACCGGAATCCAGCGTTGCGCCTGCTCCTGCAACTCTTCGATCTCGGCGTGCGTCCGCGTTCTGTCCGTCACGACACCCTCGGGATCATCTCCGGCGCCGCCTGCGGCTTCACAATCCGCGGGTCGAGATACTTCCTCGTCGTCGCCGGGTCGGAGTGATCGAGCAGCCGCTGCGCCGACCCGCCGGCGGCCTCGAAGAAGGACGCCGTCGTCCGTCGAATGCGGTGGAACTTGTCCCGACGGCCGTGCGGCAGGCCGGCACGTCGAAGGATGATGCCCAGGCGGCCCCAGAGGTACGACCGTGTGTTCGGCCACGGGAAGACAAATTCCTCTGGCCCGCGGCCAAGCCGGATCGCTTGAAGCGCATTCCGCGTGTCCTCGCCGATCTCGCGGATCACGTCGCGACGGCCGCCCTTGCGTGTCTCGGCCACGAAGAGAACGTGCGTGTCGCTGACGTCGCACCACTTCAGCGACATCAACGCCGTCACCCGCTCCGCGGTGTCGTAGGCGAGCAGCACCAGCGCCCGCCAGTAGGAGGCACCGGGAATTCCGGCGATCGTCGTCTTCTCCTTGCCGGCGGCCTCGAGGAGTCGCCGCATGTCCTCGACGAACCACGCCTGCGGAACCCTCTCTGGGATTCGCACAGGCGGGTACTGAGGCCACGTCGAGCACAGGCCACGTCTCGAGGAAAACTCGTGGATGGCCCGCAACTGGGCACGGTCTTTGGCCGCCGTCGCCACCGCCCTCTCGCGGCAACGGGCGGCCAGAAACCGTGCCACCGTCAACTCGTCGAGGTCGTCGAGCGTGGGCTCTCTGCCCAAGTGTCTCGCCAACGCCTTGATCGTGATGGAGTAGTTTTCCACGCTGCGGTCAGACAGCGAACGCAGGGGGGCGTACAGGTCTTTCAGGATGTCATTCAAAAGCATGGCTTCACCCTCATGCGAGAGGGTATTGCTGGCTTGCATTCACGCAAGGGCGTGTAGTCTAGGAAGTGGAAAGACGTCGATCTCCTCGATCCGGCAATGCGGATGCTTCGTCATGTTCGCCGCAGCCCATATCAACCGAACTCGGGCTTTCGCCGTGTCGGCAGAATCAGCAAAAACGGAAAACTCATCGGCATCGAAAATGTCGCCGTCGGTCCAGGTGACGACGGCCAGCCATCGCTTTTCTGCGGGCATGATTGGCTCCTTCCGATCTGCTTGCCGCCTAACAGTCGACAGTAGCCGCCTCCAGTCAACAAGTCAATCCCACCAAATTCGCCGCTGGAAACGGCGGCGTCTCCGGTGGAGAATCCATCGACAGGGCGAGGCGGACACGCCCGTGGACGACGGACTCCGACTGGGGGAGGAAACAACGTGGCGAGGACTGTAGCGAGGCAGCGCGACATCGTCAACATGGCGCTGGGCGCCACTGAGGCGGCGGCGGTCATGGGGGTTCACTGGAGCGTGCCGCCCAGGATGGCAGACCGCGGCTGGATCGCCGCAAGGACGCTCGAGACGACCGAGGGTCAAGAGAGGCGTGTCCAGGTCTACGACGGACTGGAGTGCCAGACGAACTGGGAGGAGTACGACCGCAAGGTCGTCGAGCGCGGCGGCATGAACGACCGCCGGCCGCGGGCGTGGGTCCACACCCGTGACCCGATTCTGACGGTGCTCGCCAGGGTTCCACAGGAACTGCGAATCCCGTTCGACGATGCCATCAGCGCCTACGAGGCATCGGAGATTCTGCGCGTCCATCCCTCCTTCGTGCCGAGGCTCGCGAAGGCCGGGCACATCGTCGGCAGGGAACTCGCCGGCCGCGACCGCACCAAGCGGCCGCATCGGCCCAGTTGGATTTTCTCGCGGGCGTCGTGCGTGCGAAACCTCCAGCTCGTGCGTTCGTTGCAGGCCGAAGGCGACAAAGCCGGACGGCCGCGGAATTTGTCTTGACGAGCGACCTAGCCTCCGCCTACGATGCCGCCCGCCAAGGAGGACGGCATGGAAGGCTTGTGGCGACATCAGGTCGAGGCGATCGAGTGGGCGCGGGAGCGGCGCTCGATCCTCCTGCACCACGAAATGGGCTGCGGGAAGACCAGGACAGCCATCGAGATTCTCAAGGAACTCTTGGCCTCTCAGGAGGCAGGCAAGCCGTTCCGCGTGCTCGTCTGCTGCCCGAAGGCGGTGATCGCCGCGTGGCTCAAGCAGGCGAGCCTCTGGTGGCCCGAGGCCCGCGTCTGCGCGTTGACCAAGGGCACCGCGAAGGCGAAGAGCAAGCAGGTCGCCGCGGCTCTGGCCGACCTCTCGCCCCTGCTGATCGTCGTCAACTACGAGACCGCCTGGCGTGCTGAACTCCTAGAGAAGACATCGTGGTCGGCGGTCGTCTGGGACGAGGTGCATCGACTCAAGAGCCCCAGTGGAGCGGCGAGCCGCTGGGCGGCCAGGGTCTGCAAGAAAAACCCCACGGCCAAGCGGGTCGGGCTCTCTGGCACGATGGTGCCGCAGGTTCCTCTGGACATTTACGGAATATATCGCAGCGTCGAGGCTCCTGAGTGCCAGACATTCGGGCAGTCGTACACCCTCTTCAAGGCCAATCACGCCATCTGCCCGCCGGGGCAGCACTTCGTCGTCGCATGGAAGAACCTTGAGCAACTGCACCAGAAGATCGCCGCGACGACGCATCGGGTGAAGAGCGCCGACGTCCTCGATCTGCCGCCGATCCGCTTCTTCGACGTGCCGTGCGACCTCTCGTCGCAGGAGGCCCGCGTCTACAAGGAGATCGAACGCGAGTTCTGCGCCGTGGTCGAGGAAGGCACCGTGACGCCGGCCAACGCGCTGGTGCAACTATTGAGGATGCAACAGATATGCGGAGGCAGCGTCACATTCGACGGCGACCAGACGGCCCGCCAAATCGTCGAGCACCCCGCCAAGGCGGAGGTGCTGGCCGATATGCTGGAGGATTCCCCCGCGGACGAGCCATGGGTGATCTTCTGCCGCTTCAAGAGCGACATCGCCGCCGCACGCAAAGTCTGCGAGACGCTCTCGCGGAAGTACGGAGAACTCAGCGGAGCGAGGAACGATCTGGCCGCTTGGCAACAAGCGGAGACAACAGTCTTGATCACGCAGATTCAGAGTGGCGGAATCGGCGTCGACCTGACCCGATCACGCTACTGCTGCTTCTACTCGCTGGGCTACTCGCTCTCCGACTACCTCCAGGCCGTGGCGCGTCTGCACCGGCCGGGGCAGAGTCACGAGACGTCGATCTGGCACCTCGTGGCGACGATTGACGGCCGCTCCACCGTGGACGGCCGCGTGTATCAGGCACTTCGTGAAAGACGGGAGGTCGTGGATGTCATCGTCGACGGATACGCAGCCGGCATTGCAAGCGGCGCTCGCTGAGATCGCCGAGATCGATCGGCAGGTCGCAGAACTGGATGACAAGTCTGACGAACTGAAGAAACGCCGCGCTCAACTCGAGGAGATCGCCCTCGAGGAGATCGCGACGCAGCGCCTCGACGGAGTCAAGGCGGCAGGGAGGAGTTGGCGAGTCGAGTGGTCTCACTCGTTCTCGGCGCCGGAGGCGCGAAAGGAGGCGGTGATGGAGGCCGCCCGACGTGCGGGACTGCTGGACAAGGTCACGCAGGTGAACACGGCACGCCTCAAGGCGTTGCTGACGGAGAAAGCCAAGGAGGCGGGGACGGACCCCCGCCGGCTTTTTTCGGACGGGACGGAGTTCGAGGGGTTGGTCGGCGAGTACGTCCGGCCGGTCCTGCGTCATCGGGCGGTCTGATGGCGCGAAGGTTTCTGGTTTCTAGGCGACTATTGAGGAGAACGTGAACATGACGACTGAGATTTCCACCAACGTGCTCGACTACCCGGCCCTGCGGTCGGATAGCCGGCAGATCAGGATCATCGAGGCGAACCTCGATGGCGAGCCGATGCGGGAGACGGACCTCGTCCGGGTCAAGACGCCTCTGGGCGGCGCGACCTCGTGGACCGTCGACATCAACGGCAACCAGACGCAGACCGACGAGATCGTCGGCCTCTGCGTCGGGATCGCGAAGCGCGGTGTGCTCTGGCCCAGCGATGACCCGACCGAGCAGCGGCCGGTCGTCGTGACGCACGACCTCATGGTCGGCTACCGCGTCAGCGATGACCTGGGGTCGATCGACCCGGCGGTGCTCGAGAAGTTTCGGATCGGCGACCGCAAGTACGACTGGGCGGCGCTCTCGAGCCCGACGGGTCCGTTCGGCTACGGCTCGGCCCGCGGTGGTGCCGGCAAGCGGGTGAAGGAGAGCCGCATCCTGGCGCTTCTTCGCGAGGGCGATGTCTGGCCGGTTCTGGTCAGCGTCGGGCCTGGGAGCCTGCGGGAGTTGCTGCCGTTTCTGAAGCGGCTGCCGAGTTTCCACTACGAGTGCGTGCTGGGGCTCAAACTCACCAAGGCCAAGGGCACCAACGGACAGCCCTACAGCCAGATCGTGCCGCGGGTCGTCGGCACCATCAGCGAGGAGCAGGGCGAGGTGGCGCGGCGCGTCTACGCCGAGCCGCTGCGGCGGATGTTCAACGAGCCGCCGGTCGGCGCCGTCGTCGTCGACAACAGCGACGACGACGAGTGATCCAGACGCCGGGCCGGCGGCGCGCAAACCCGTCGTCTCGCGGACGGGCCGGCCGCCCAGCCGGCGGTGGCTTCGTAACCGACCGGAAGACCGCTGACGCTCCTCTGTGGCCCCTTTCCACCACACGACCAGCGGACGGGCCTTACCCACCACCCCGATCAAGAGGTCGGGGTGGTGGGGGGTTCGCGTCTTCAAGCAAACGAGGTCTCGTCGTGGGGGGCAAAAAAACAATCGTCGCTGGCGTCGAGTTCGCGAGCCTAAAGGGACTTGCCGGCTACTGCCGCGAGGTCATATCGGCCACGGCAGACGGCGAGTTCATTGAACGCGGCGACTTCATGCTCAACCTCATCCGGCAGCGCCACAGCACGCCTGACGAGAAGATTCTCCCTGGCCTCGAGGACGAAATCGTTGGGGTTCGGGTGCGGCACGAGTCCGCCAGGGCAATTCTCAGAAAGGCGTCCCGCAATCACACGTTTGTTGTCTACCGCGGCGGTCTGGAAATCTCGTTCTCGTGGGTTCAGTGCTGCACCGGATTCAGGAGCAAATCAAGTTGGCTCACGCGGTGTATGCGGGTGGCCGTTGACGCGGACATTCGGGCCTACAAGAGGCTGCGCTTTGCCGCGTCATCGTCGCTGACCAGCGACATCAGCGGGCAGCCGATCACATGGGGCACATGCCAAGTCGATCACGTCCATCCGCTGACGTTCGCGAAACTGCGGGACGACTTTCTGTCCGGCTGGCCGGCTCCGGCAGAGAGCATCCAACTCAAGCAGGACGACCTCGGCGGCTGGGTGCTGGCAGACGATGAATTTGAGAAGGCTTGGGTTCTGTATCACCAGTCGCACTGCCGGCTGCAATTGGCGACACCGGAAGAGAATCAGAGAAGTTGGAGAAACGATCAATCAAAGGAGTGATTTGATGAGTGACACAAAGTTCAAGTGGGCTGCGCAGTACGCCGCCAGAGGGTGGTACATCGTCGTCTGCCACGGCTCCAGCGGCGACAGGTGTACCTGCGGGAACGAAAGTTGCGCGACGCCTGGTAAGCATCCGGTGCTGAACGCATGGCAGCACAAGTCCACGATCGACGAAGACGAGTTGTCGCACTGGTTCGACGGGACCAAGAACTTCAACGTCGGCGTGCAGTTGGGCGAGAAGAGCGGCATCATCGATATCGAGTTCGACACCGATCAGGGGCGCAAGACGGCCGAGAGATTCGGGCTCGACAAGGCATACACGCCGACCTTCACGTCGAAGCGGTCGACGCACCGGCTCTTCAAGTGGGATCAGCGTCTGCCGCAGAAGGCCGTCCACAAACTCAATGGCCTCGAGATTCGCATCGGCGGCGGCGGCGGCGGGGCGCAGTCGATCATGCCGCCGAGCGCTCACTCCAGCGGAGCATCGTACTCGTGGGTCAACGGCATGAGCCCCGAGGACTGCGATGTAGCGGAACTGCCGAAGGAGCTTCTGGTCGCGATCATCAACGACGCCGGAGAGGACGGCGGAGAAAAGCAGCCGTCCGCGAACCTTCTGCTCTACAAGCCAGCCGAGGAGGGCGACCGGCACCACTCGCTGGTCAGATTCGCGGCGCGGCTGTGCATCAACATGGTCAACGTGCATGATCCTGTCGAGCAGCAGGACGTCCACGAAATGATCAAGGCGATGAACAAGCAGAGGTGCAATCCGCCGAAGGGCGAGGACGAGATCGAGAACATCTTCCGGCACGAGTTGCAGTGGGCCACAAGGAAGCGTGCTCAAGGGATCGCCGACGACGCCGAAAAGTCGAAGGCTCTGGCCGAGCGGATGGAGAAAGGGGCGGAGACGGAAGGCGACGGCGGCAAGAAAGACCTTCCATTCACGTTCACCGGCCTCCGGTACGACGGCGAGCAGTGGTGGCCTGGTCAGTGGCAACTCAAGGTCATCCACTCCGACCCCGTGTCCTACAGCCTGACGGTGCCGGTGTTCCGCGAGGTCGGCGGCCAGCAGAAGACCGTCCGCGTTTCGGTGCCGCTGTGCGTCGAGACGTTCCGGTCGGCCGCCAAGGTGGCCGCGGCGATCCTCGAGTCGACGCACACCGTGATCGTCGATCAGGTGCCCGAGGAGTGGTTCTCCGTCTGGAACGGGCAGGGCAAGAAGAAGGGGAAGTCGGCCGTCAGGGGTTTGAAGGCCAAGTTGATGGACGAGGCGACCCACGAGGCGGCTACCGCAGAGAACTGCCGCTTCGCGACCGTGGCCGGCTGGCTCCTCGAGGTGCTGATGATGACCCCGAAGCCGGACGACGACGCCGACGACGACGGGAGCCCAGACGTCACAGGGATGCCGGCATGGGTCCGCGGACGGGATGGGGTCTGGGAACTGTGGTTCGCGTGGATGAAGGCGTGGGAGATGGTCGACAGGGGCCGCAGGAAGCTCGAGGAGGGCGATATCGCCAAGATCAAGAAGATGATCCTGTCTGGGGTCGGTCAGGCCAAATTGCCCGCCTCCAGGGCCGCAGGCGAGGGCGGCAGCAGCCGCCGGTTCGTGCGGTTCACGATCCATCACCTGCGGGTTTTGGAACGCCTGGCGGCCGGCGAGTTCGGCGCCGAGGCTGAGACCGCCTTTTCTATTCACGAGGAATTCGATTTCGAAATCGAAAAAAATTGATGGATTTGTGGAAACGTGGTTTTTGTGTCGCAAGTGATTGCAGGACAAGGACTTAGGGAAACCATCTTTCGGGAGGCACGTTGGAAACGTGGTCAAAAATGGCTGTTCAGGTGGCAAGATTGGTAGGTGGGGCAGGAACGGGAAAGACAACGGAGTTGATGAGGATCATTGAGGAAGCCAAAAACCAGTTGGGCGGTAGCCCGTTCGCCGTCGGCTTCACAAGTTTCACCAGAGCGGCTCGGGCGGAGGCCGTTTCTCGGGCCAGCGCGGCGTGGGGTGTTCAGGAGGACGTCCTGAGCGATTCCGGCTGGTTCAGAACCGTCCATTCGATCGCCTACAAGCAATTGGGTGTCAAAAAGGGGGAGTTGGTCGACGACAGCAAGGCGTCGGCGGAGTGGATCGCCGGAGCCCTCGGCGTCAACGTCAGGACGATCATCGACGAGGACTCCGGGTACTCGAGGTTCACGGGCGAAAAGCAGGCCGCCGCGGCCCTGAACGCCTGGGAGCAGGCCAGGTCGCGGATGGAGCCACTGAAGGACACAATCCTGCGGGCGGCCCGCCTGGGCGATCCTGTGCCGTCCTACGCGGTTTGCAAGCAGTACATCGAGAAATACCAGTCGGCCAAGCTCCTCGAGAACCGCTGCGACTTCACCGACCTCTTGGCCCGGTTCTGCGGAATCCGGTTCACGGTCGACGGCTTCGAGGAGACGGACCCCGAGGGCGAACTGCCGCCGAATGTGCAGGCGTGGGTGATGGACGAGCAGCAGGACGCCTCGGCTCTGGTCGACCGCTGCTGCCGAAGGCTTGCGAGCGGTGGAAGTGTAAAATGGGTCTATATCGCCGGAGACCCGATGCAGAGCATCTTCGGCTTCGGCGGCTCAGACTCCCGCCTCTTCATGTCGTGGGACGTCGCGAAACAGAGGGTCATGCCGAAGACTTGGAGGTGCCCACCCCCTGTCCACAACCTTGGCGAGGCGTGCCTCAAACGAATGCGTGAGGGGTACTGGGATCGCGGTATAGCCGCGGCCGACCACGAAGGGGAGGTGATCAAAGGCGGGTACGCGGAGAGCGTCGCCGCCTCTCTGTCAGCCGGCGAGAAGACTCTGGTCATCGCCCGCTGCAACTACATCGTCGAGAAGTGGGAGCAGGCGCTTCAGGCGAAGGGTCTTCCGTTCGCCAGGCTCAAGGCGAAGGAAGGCACGAAGTTTTTGCGGGCCGCCAACGCCCTCTGGAAAATCGAGCACGGCGAGCCGGCGAACGCAGATGACTTCGCCGCCGCGGTCGACGCGATGCCGGCGACCGGCAACATGGTCAAGGGCACGAAGGCTGCCTGGAAGCGAGAAGACACCATCCGCCGGTGGGAAATGGTCTCCCCGGCGGAACTCGAGGAGACCGGCATGAAGCCGGAGTTCGCCGACCGAATCAGAAAGGGCGGCTGGGGCGACCTGTTCCCCAACGCCGCCCGTTGGCGGAAGGCCGCGAAGAGGCACGGGCCAGAATTGGCGACAAGCCCACACATCAGGGTCGGCACCATCCACGCCGCGAAGGGGATGGAGGCCGACACCGTCGTGCTGTCGACGACCGTGAGCCGAAGAATCTACGAAGCGCAGGGGATCGACAAGGAGCAGCACGACGAAGAGCGACGCATCGAGTACGTCGGCGTCACGAGGGCCAGAAAACGCCTGATCACCGCGACCGAGCAGCAGGCCGAGTACCGGATGAGGCTGCCGATATGAGCCTCCTTTTTGACATTTCTCCGACAGACGAGCCTCAAAAGAAGCGCAGCGGCAAGAAGAAGCAGGCAGAAGAAGCCGCTGCCGCTCCAGAGCCCGCTGTCGTCGTGCCCAAGAGAATCAGCGACGAGCCGCCCAAACCCCTCGGCGCTGCGGACGGGTTCGTCTGCATCAACGAAGCGTGCGGCGGCACATGCCACGACATTTGGAAGAAGTCCAGAGGTCTTTGGCTTATCGAGTGCTTTGAGTGCGGCACCGGGCAGTGGGTCGAGGCCCAAGAGGAGGCCCAGGAGACGGAGGAGGATTCCTTCCGGTTTCCAGAGGGAGTCCGCGACACGTTCGTCGGCCTGACGATCGACGAGGTCGACGCTCTCGGCCGGCGAGACTACATCGTCTGGGCAGCAGAAAACTGCCGGATCGGAGACGTCCGCGACGCCGCGAAAAAATGGCTTGCAGCCCGCGGGTGAGTCTGCTAGCCTTCTGGCCGACACAACCGGCGAAAGGAGTTTGCCGCTCATGCTCGTGATCACGCGGAAGGATCGGCAGTCGATCAAGATCGGGCCTGACATCCTGGTCACCGTCTGGCGGACAGACGAGGGCAGGATTCGAGTCGGCATCGACGCGCCGAGGGATTTGGCGATTCATCGCGCCGAATCGTCGGCCAAGCCTCACGCCAAGGAGGAGGCGACCAGTGGTTGACGCTCTGCACATCTGGCTGAACGTGTCGGTGATCTGGGTGGCTGCCGGCGCCGTCGCCTACCTCTCAGTCCTCCGCGAGATGGAGTGATGGATTTCCGAGTACCTCCTCCGCCGTTGGTGATCGACAGGGGCAAGTTCGTCTGCCGCTGCGTCGACGACTACATCATCGACGAGGGCGACGACTTTCGGCCGTATGTCGACATCGCGATCGACACGATCCCGCTCCGCGAAGGCGATCGAGACTACTCGGAGTCTCCGCAGATTCTCAGGCAAGCGGCAGACTGGCTGAAGAAGGCCGCTGATTGGCTCGAGCGCTGGCAGAACGCACCGCTGGAGTGAGTAGAGCATGAAGGCTGCTGCTGCATTCATCGCGTCGATTGCTCCGGCTCTGGCCGGCACGATCGACGACTCGCTGCCCGACTCGGTCTACCTCGCCTACGGGCAGCAGTTCGCTCCGTTCACCCGTCGCGTCGAGGTCGTCGGCGTCGACGGCAAACTGGCGATCGGCAGCGGCTGCGTGATCGGCGACAGGTGGGTGCTGACAGCGGCGCACGTCGTCGACAACGCCGTGACGATCTCGGTCAGCGGCAACCCGGTCGTCACCTACTGGCAGCATCAAGACTGGGAGAGCGACCGCGTCGGATACAACGACATCGCGGCTCTCTACTGCAAGGCCGACTTCAGCCTCGACTACTACCCGCCATTGGCGACAAGCGGAGACACCGTCGGTGCCACGGTGACGCTGGCCGGCTACGGAGTCACCGGCCGCATGGCCGGAGGCTACACGCGATCCGACGGGCTCCTGCGGGCCGGCACGAACACGATCGCGGGGCTTGAGCGGACGCTGATCGTCTGCGGGATCAACTCTGGCTCGAGCCCGAGGGAGTACGGAATCGCCCCCGGAGACTCCGGCGGGCCGCTGTTCGTCGGCGCCGGCTCCGAGGCCCGCCTGGCGGGCATCCACTCCTTCACGATGCGCGCCGGCACCGGCCCTCTGCGGAGCCGCAACGGTGAGGAGAGCGCTCACACGAGGGTGTCGCTGTTTGTCAGGTGGATCGATCGTGTCAGGGGGATGGTGCGGTGAAGCACAGAATCATCCCCGGAGACTGCGTTGAATCGCTGCGGACGCTGCCTGACGCCAGCGTTCACTGTTGCGTCACATCGCCGCCCTACTGGGGGCTGCGGGACTACGGCCACGACGGGCAGATCGGTCTGGAGTCAACGCCGGAAGCCTACGTCGCTCGCATGGTGGAAGTGTTCCGCGAGGTGCGGCGGGTGCTGCGGGATGATGGGACGCTGTGGCTGAACCTCGGAGACAGCTACGCAGGTTCTTGGGGCAACCAGGGCCGCAAGGAAACAAGAGGCACGCAACGGCCGATCAACGGCCCGATGATGCAGCGGCTCAAGGCGCAGCCAGTCCGCGAGATTGAGTGTTGCCTAGACGAGGACTGCACTTGCCCAGCCGTGGACGAGAACGGCGGAATCTATCCAGACAAGAAAACGCGCACCGGATCATGGGTGAACGACCACCCAACGCTCAAGCCAAAAGACCTCGTCGGCATACCGTGGCGTGTCGCCTTCGCCTTGCAGGCTGACGGCTGGTGGCTGCGTCAGGACATCATCTGGCACAAGCCAAACCCGATGCCCGAGAGCGTGCGGGATCGCTGCACGAAGGCTCACGAGTACGTTTTCCTTCTCACCAAGAGCGAGCGGTATTTCTATGACGCGGAGGCGGTGAGTGAATTTGCCAAGTGTCAAGATGCCAAGGGCATCCCTTATGCAACTCGACGGGTGCTTGACGGGAAAGCGACAAGCATCGGCAGGCAAGAAAGAACATACGACGCAAAACCTACCCGCAACCGCCGCTCCGTCTGGACGATCACGACGAAGCCGTACAAAGGCGCCCACTTCGCCACCATGCCACCCGACCTCGTCGAGCCGTGCATCCTCGCCGGCACGAGCGAGGAGGGGTGCTGCCCACACTGCGGTTCGCCGTGGGCGAGGGTCACTGAGCGAAAAAAACTGACCCGCCCACGCCCGAATGACTACACGAAGCGGAAAGGCGATGAAGGAACTGGAAACTCATGCGCAAACAGTGTTGCCGGTGTCGCAGTGGAAACGAAGGGCTGGCAGCCGACGTGCGATTGCCAAGAGCATAGCCCCGTGCCGTGCCTCGTCCTCGACCCCTTCGCCGGCTCCGGCACGACGCTGGCGGTCGCCGCCCGCCTGGGCCGCAGCGGCATCGGGTGCGAACTGAACCCTGAATACATCGCCTTGGCGGAGGAGCGGATCGCCGAGGCCAGGGAGAAGGCTGGGTTGTTTGCATGAGAGTCCTCGTCGCCTGCGAGTACAGCGGTCGCGTCAGGGATGCGTTCATCGCAGCCGGCCACGATGCAATGAGTTGCGACCTCCTTCCATCAGATTCAATTGGACCGCATCGCCAGGGCGACGTGCTCGAGATTCTTAACCAGGGCTGGGACTTGATGATCGCGCACCCGCCATGCACTTACCTGACGGTGTCGGCTGAGTGGGCCTACAAGGATGTCCAGACGAAGAAAATGAAGCCTGGGACGCTGATCGGTCAGGCTCGCCGAGACGCCAGAGAGAAGGCAATCGAGTTTGTGCTGGCTCTGGCGAACTCGCCGATTCCTCGGATCGCCATCGAGAACCCGGTCGGCGTTCTCTCGACAAGGTGGCGCGAGCCGGATCAGTTCATTCAGCCATACGAGTACGGCGACGACGCTAGCAAGAAGACCTGCCTGTGGCTCAAGGGTCTCCCGCGGCTTGCGCCGACTGCGTTTGCCCCCCCCCGTCTCGCGCTTTCCGCGGACTGTCGAAGCTACTCGTTCCGCTGGGGGAACCAGACCGACAGCGGACAGAACAAGGAACCGCCGGCCGCGGATCGCTGGAAGATCAGGAGCGAGACATTCGCTGGTTGGGCCTCGGCCATGGCCTCGCAGTGGGGAGGATTGACGTGAGCATCCGCGAAGACCTCGCAGAGCAGAACCCCGACGCCCTCCTCGCAGACGGCCTCGAAGCCGCCTTGGTTGGATACACGGTGAATCACCACCACCCGGTCGTCGCTGTCTACGACATCGACAAGTGCATCGACGTGCTCGTCGAGCGCGACGGGATGACGCCGGAGGGTGCCGACGAGTTTCTGTCGTTCAACACGATCGGTGCGTATGTCGGCGAGAACGGGCCGCTGTATGTGAGGTTTTGGAAGTGACAAGCCGCGAAATCGCGGAGTGACAGAATTCGGGAGTCGCGGAGGAAAGCGAGGGTGATGGGGTGAGTGACAGCGGTTTTCTTCGCCTCGTAGAAAAGCACGCGACTGCCCGCGCTGCCCTCCATGCCGGCCACGGCTCGAGCCGCCCGCTATCCGGCGGATACGAGCGCGTCGGCATGGCTGGAGAGTTCGCGTTCGGTCGATTCTGCGGGCAGATGCCAGACCTCTCGGAGCGGCCGTCTGGCGACAAGGGCGTCGACTTCGTCGTTCCGCTTCTCTACACCGTGGACGTGAAGACGGCACGCAAGGCGAACAATCTGATCCACGAGGCGTCAAAGCCGCTGTTGGCAGACATCTATGTCCTTGCCGAATACAACGACGACGACGAAGAGGCGACGCTGGTTGGCTGGGCCTGGGGGAGCCAGTTGTCTGCGGCGCCGAAAAAAGACTTCGGTCACGGAATCGAGAACAGGTACATCGCAAGAGCGAACCTGCGATCGATGGGTCATCTTGGGGAAAGGATTTGGAAGCCTCAACGGAGTTGCTGAAATGCAGAATGCTGAACATGACGATATGGTCGATGCTTCGCTGCTCGACTACTACATCAAAGCCGCGGTGGTGGCAATTCGGCTTGGCATTGGCTTGCAGTATGCGTTTGACAGGTACGTCAAGCCGCATATGCCCCCCAGACGGGAGATCAAGCCGATCCGACCGGATCAGGAATGGATTTTCGGTGACAACTTCTGAAGGCCAGCAAAGAAATCGCACCAAAAGCCATCGATTGGCAACACAATGAACTGCAAAGTCTACAAGGCCGCAGAACTCCCAGAGCACGAGCGGGTCTGGATCGCCCACCGCCTGACGAAGGCGGGCAGTGACTTCAACGCCAAACTCGTCTACTGGACGTATGGCCGCGGTGCTGCCGTGGAGTCCGACGGCAGCATCGCGGTCGTCTACGACCACGGCGAGATTATCGGCTGGGCGAGGACGGAGACGTGGCGTGGCTACGACACGCTTGAGGCTTTCGTTGCGCCGGAGCATCGGGGCCGCGGTGTGGCGGCGTTCGCGGCGTCCGGCCTTGCGGCATCCACGCTGAACGCCAACGGTGGCAGCGTCGCGGTCTTCGCGCCGTCGATGATGCTGGTCGCCCGCCGCGCCGGCCTCCACCCGGAACTGTTCGAGAGAGTCGACGGCGAGTGGAGGGCGGCGTGACCAATGAGGAGCGGATCGAGCTGCTGGACCGCGTCGCTTCGTCGCAGCGGACGATCCGCGCTCTCATCGAAATCGTCGACGAGCAGGCGGCCGTGATGGCGGCGGCCGGCGAGCCCGGCACGGCCTTCTCGATCTACATGATCCGCGAGTCGCTGGCGGTCTACTCGAGCCAACTGAGCAGATACCTGAGAAAGCACTTGGAAAAGAACTGATGCCGTCGGCCTCCCTCCACTTCCGGCTCCCGCAGGATCAACGCGACTTCGACGTCGCGTCGTCCGCCGGCAGATACCTGGCGGTGATTCAGTCGCTGGACACGTACCTGAGAAACCGCATCAAGTACGCCGACGTTTCGGCGGAGGCCGTGAACGCCTACCAGGCGGTGCGCGATGAGTTGCACCGAGAACTCAGCGAGCAGCGAGTGGAGATTGACTGATGGACGATGACCTCGAGGCGCTCTGCGACCGCTACGAACTTCTTTGGCGTCGAGCCAGAGAAGGTGCCGCCAGCGCCAACAAGGCGATCGGCAGGCTCCAGGCCCGCGTCGACTTCCTGAAGACCGAGGTGGAGGAGTTGGAGGATGAGTTGGCGGTCACGCAGAGCCGCCTCTCCAGAGCGAACAGGGAGAACGAGCAACTGGAGAAGAAGGTTCAACGGTTGAGCCTCAAGATTCTTGAACTCTGGAGCCGCGAGTGATGGCGAAGAAGAAGTATTCCCAAGGCACGACGCAAAAGTCGGTCTCGAAGAACATCTCCAAGCTGGTCGACGAGGGCTACCCGCAGAAGCAAGCCGTCGCCATCGCCCTGGACATCGCGAATCAGGCGAAGAAGAAAAAGGGCGACAAGTGACGCACCGGCGGGCGAGGAAATCGCCACTGATTGTGGTCGACGTTTCCCTGCTCGAGCAGTGCTGGCAGTCGGAGATGACCGGCGAGCAGATCGCCGGCGTCATCGGCGTGAAGAAGTGGCAGTTGCCGACGATCCGCGAGGAAGCCGGCCTGCCGAAGCGCCCCTCGTTCAAGTCCTACCTGCGGCCGTGGGACTCGAAAAAGCGACCCAAGGAGCCGGACCCCGAGGTCTCGCCGGAGGAGGTGCAGCACCGGATCGCGAAGGTGCAGGCCAGATGGACAGACGAGGTTTTTGTGTTGAGGTCTCTGGGCCGCGTGCGGCCTGTCCCGTATGAGTTTCCGAGGTATTCGATCCAGTGACTGGTGTTCCGCTCGACGAGGATTTCTTGAGGTTTGCGTGGTCACGGTATCCGCTCTCCTACATCTGTGAGATGGCGAACTGCGGCCGGCGCAAGGTCTACTACTACGCCAGGAAGTTCGGTCTCGGCCCCAAGCCGGAAGGCACGTATCTGCCCCGCCGTGGCCGGAAGATGCCAGACCCGACCCCTGACCAAATACGTCAACGGTGCCTGGAGGTGCAGGCCCGGTGGTCCCCAGCGGAGCGCGAGCGGCGGGCCGGGCGGAGCAAACTGTCGGCTGCCGCCAAGGCGATGGGCTACGACGGCCGGAGCGTCCGATTCTCGGAGAGATTGCTGTAGGCAAAAGGCGACAGCCCGATACAATGGGCCTCCATGCGACGCCAACCGCTCGAGCGGACGATCGTCGCCAAGGTCATGGCGCAGGCTCGGAGCCTCGGCTGGTGGGTTATGAAGACCCACGGCGGCTCCTATGGAACCGTTGTCGGCCTGCCTGACGTGCTGGCAATCAAGGACGGCCGGGCAGCGTGGATGGAAGTGAAGCGGCCGGGGTTTGAGCCGACCCGCGTGCAACTCCATCGTCAGCGCGAACTCAGCGGCTACGGATGCCCGGTGACGACCGTGACCAGCGCCGCCGACGCTCGGCATTTTCTGGAGAGCATCGGGTGAGCAAAGACATCTCCTTCGGCGCTGCGGTCGTCGGCGACGCCGAGGTGGCGGCGGTGCGCCGCGTCTTGGAATCCGGCCGGCTGACCCGCGGGCCTGTGTGCGAGGAGATGGAGGCGGACCTCGCCAGGCTCACCGGCCTCGAGGCGCACGTCGTCTCCAGCGGCACCGCGGCGATGCATCTGGCCCTGCTGGCCGCCGGCGTGCAGCCCGGCGACCGCGTGATCGTGCCGGCCACGACCTACGTGGCGACCCTCAACGCGGTGCTCTACTGCGGCGCCGAGCCGGTGCTGGTCGACGTCTGCCCGGCGACGTGGACGATCGACTTCGACGAGGCCGTTGAGGAGGCCGAGAGCCGGCAGGCCGCGGCGATCGTCCCCGTTCATCTCTACGGCGTTCCTGCCCCTTCGTTTCACGGGTGGCGGGAAGATTATTTCCGCCGCACCGGCCGGCTGGTGCGAATCGTCGAGGACGCCGCCGAGAGCCTCGGGTGCCTGCGATCAGGCCGGCACCCGTGCGGAGACCTGGCCGCGCTCTCGTTCTTCGGCTCCAAGACGATCACGACAGGCGAAGGCGGCGCGGTGCTGTGGCGCGACCCCACGCTCGGTGCCCGCGTCCGGCATCTGGCTGGACAGGCGATGACGAAGCAGAGGTATCGCCACGACACCGTCGGCTTCAACTACCGGATGACGGAACTTCAGGCGGCCATCGGCGTCGAGCAACTCAAGAAGCTGCCGGCTCTCCTCGACGCCCGCCGCCATGTGTTCGCCTGGTACGACGAGTTTCTGCCTGCCGGGTGGCGACGACAGGACATCGACAGAAACGACACGCACGGCCTGTGGGCCTACGCAGCGACGAACAACGAACTCGACGCCAGAAGGGTCATCCACGGCATGGCTCAGGCCGGCATCGAGTGTCGTCCGATCTTTCCGCCTCTGGGCCGGCACAACCACGCCGAGAGGTTTGCGGCGTACACGCCGCTGGCGGACTTTCTGCACGACCGCGGCATCGTTCTTCCCACGCACCCGCTCCTGACCAGAGACGACGTCAGTCGCGTGTGCGAAACCCTGGCGGAGTGGAAATGAAGATCGTCGGCGTTTCCATGTTCATGGCCGACTGCGGCAAGCACTTGCAGCGCCGCCTCGAGCACCTCGTGTCCAAGCGCGGCGTGTCGGCGTGGGTGTGGATCGTCCGTCGAACCAACGATGTCACCGACCGGCTTCTGCACGCCTTCGTCGACTCCTCGCCGGTGCCGGCGATGGTGATCGAGGAGTCGTGGCCGCAGCCGGCCGACAGGCTCATGGCGGTGTCGATGGCCGGTGACGTCGCCATGAACGCCGCGCTGATGCGAGGCGCCGAGAGGATTCTGTTCCACGAGAGTGATCTGATCTCGCCGGAGGACGTGGCCCTGCGGCTGGGCGAGGTTCTGGATTCCTCGCCGGCGGCGGCCGTCGCCGGCGGGTGGCCGTGCCTGGCGAGCGAGGGGATGGACGAGTCGCTGATGCTCTTCGACGGCGCCGCCCGCCTGGGCCGCGAGATGCAGATCGCCTTCGACGGCCAGCCAGCGGCACTGCCGTTCTTCTATGACTCGTGGGGGTATCGGCTCGACGGCCAGCGGTTCGCGTCTGTGCCTCCGTACTCGCCGTGCTATCGGCCCGACGAGCCGTTTCGGCTGGATTCCGTCGGAAGCGTCGCGCTCATCGACGCGAGGTGGCTGCGATACGGCGCACGCATGGAACACGACGGGTTCGTGAGGCTCTGCGACCAGATACGCCAGATGGAAGGAGAAGTGTGGTGCGACCCGAGGATCATCATCAATCAGCCGCTCGAACTATGGACGTTCCAGAACAACTGATCCGGCCAGAGGACTGGTGGCCTGTCGATCCGCACTGGCAGGAGCGGTACGACCGCATGGTCGGCATCGGCCGCCGGACGGCCGCTCAACTCGACGCCTGCGTCGTGATGATCTGCCGCAACTCGATGCCACACCTCGCCAACACGATTGGCCTGCTCCGCGAGTTGTCGCTCGGCTTCAGGTCGATGTCGATCTACGTCCACGAGAACGACTCGACCGACGGCACCGGGGAGTTCCTCGACGTCGTGGCGGACGAGAGCTTCTCGATGACTGTCTGCCACGAGACCCTCGGCGGCATCGACGCCCGTGGGTTTGGTCGCGAGCGGACGGAGCGGCTGGCCTACTGTCGCAACAAGTGCCTGGGGTGGGTCTCGGAGAACGCCTCCCGCACCGCGTGGACGATCGTGCTCGACTCCGACGCCCACGGCGGGTGGAGCGTCGACGGCGTCTTCAACAGCATCGGGTGCCTGGGCAGCCACAACACCCGGCCGGACTCCTTCCCTGCCGGCGGCATGGCCTCCTACGGCGTCTATAGACCTCGCCGGCTCGTACCCGAGGCCGCCGGCATCGGCGAGCACGGCATCCTTCAGTACGACGCCTGGGCCGCCCGGCTCAACGACTGGCGCGACCGCCGCGAGGAGGTTGGGTTCAACTGGTTTTTCTGTCTCCTACCGCCCGTCGGCTCGCCGCCGATTGAGTTCCTGTCGGCCTTCGGTGGCCTTGCGGTCTACCGTACCGATGCCTTCCTGGCCGGCGGCTACACCGGCGACGACTGCGAGCACGTCGGCCACCACAGAAACATGCGCGCCGCCGGCTACTCGATGCACTTGAACCCAGGATGCCGCTACGTCGCGTATTGATCCATGTCGTCGAAGCGACTGACCGAAGGCGAGTTGGCGGCCAGCCGGGAGCGTTCGACGCTGCGGCGGCGTCTGCGCCTGCTGTGGCGCGGAGACTCGACGGACGATGAGATTCGCGAGGAGTTGGCCCTCGGGGAAGATGAGTTTCGCGCGATCGTCGCTGAGATGGGGCTGCCGGAGAGGTCGAGGGATATCTATCTGCCTGACCCGGCGACGATTCGGCGAGAGTGCGCGATCATCCGCTCCAAGTGGTCGCAGGCGGAGCGTGAATCACGCCTCGAGGCGGCCTGGTCTGCTAGAATAGACAATGCAGCATCGACGAGGGGGCGGACCAATGCTTCAAGTGGTGCTCACACTGACTCCCAAGCGGGCCAGGCTGCTGATCAAACGCGGCGACGAGATCGTTGAGGACGAGGTTTGGGCGTTCGACGAGCCGGCGCCGAAGGCGGAACTACGAGACATCGCAGAGTGTGTGTTTCACGACTCGTATGACTTGTTGAACCACTGCTGCCATGGATCGACCTAACGACATCGAGGTTTCCGAGTTCGAGGCTCGCGGTGGCGACGACTCGCCTCCGCTGGTCAACAAGGTGGCCGACCCGCCGCCGGCGGGCTGGGGAAAACTCACCGGCACGGCGAGGACGCTGTCTCCGGCATATCTGCGATTCTTAAGCAAGGGCATGGAGGCTGACGGTGGACATCGATGACGACGAAGAACTGTACGGCGCCGGCTTCCCGTTGCTGGAGAAGTTGAAACTCCTCGCCGAGTGGGCTCCGCTCATTTCGCAGTTGCAGGCCATCGGCGCGGCGAAGACGCCGCACGATCAAGCCGTCGCGCTCGTGCGGACGCTCCAGTGGGCCGCCGGCAAGAGCATGAACACCATCGACGACGAGGCGCTCGAGCACGTCGAGGCGGTGCTGGCGACGCCGGAGGGCAAGGCGGCCTTTGAGTGGGCCTACAGCAAGATCAGCGGCGGAGAACAGGCATGACGGCGAGTCAGATCATCGCGATTGCGGCGGCGTTCGCCGTCGCCTTCTGGCCCCAGATTTACGCAGCCGCCGAAACGGCGATCGGCTGGGCGTTCTCCGATGACGGAGATCATCCGCCGGCGAAGTTGCTGGGACCGACATACAAGGAAGCGATCAGTGCCTTGGCGAGCGTTCGCCTCCGGCTTCGCTCCACGAATTGTCTCGACGACGACCGCAAGAAGGCGATCGACGTCCTGACGCTTGGCCTCGTGGACGGATCAGACCAATGAGCAGCCCGTGGGTGAGGCTCGTCGTGGCCGCCGTGATCCTTGTTTTTGCCTGGCGCGGGTCGATCCTCGACGTGTCTTGGCCTCCGTCGCCAGCGGAAGTCATCGACGGGCCGGCGCCTGACAAGAGGCTCCTGGCGTGGGCCGAACCGCTGCGGCCGATCGTCGGAAAGATGCTGCCTTCCGACAGGGAGTACCTGGCAAACTTCTACGACGCGATGAGTTTCGTGATTCTTCGCGATGGCAAGCGCGATGACCCGATCGTGTCGACGACGGAGAAGTTCGCGACGTTTCATGCAGGGTCGCTGCGACTGGCGATCGACAAGGAAAACGTCGGGAAGTACCCCGGCCTCGCTGCCGCCATCGACGAGGTCTTTATGAGGGCCGGCGGCCCCGAGGTGAAGTCGATCGACACCGACACCAGAGATGCGCTGGTGGCTGCCTGCCAGGTGCTGTCTTGGACATTCTCGATCCATCGCGATGAGTGAATTCAACCCGCTCCTCGAGTACGACCGCGGCTTGCGGGGGGCGACACTCGACCCTCGCGAGGACGAACTCCTCGTCGACTCGATCCTTCGGCATGGCGGAGACCCCGATGGCGACCACGTCGCGCATCACTGGGACTTCGCTGATTCGGCGAAAGGCAAACTGGTCCCACGCTGGGAGAACGTCATGCGGGAGTGGCCCGGCTGCTGGCCCGGTCCGCCGCAATCGAGAGGCGACTGCGTTTCACACGCCATCCTTCGGGCCGCGCTGTTGTCGTGGACTTGCGAGATTCAGGACGGCCGCCCCGACGAAGTCACCGGCAAGATCGAGGGGAAGCCCGAGGTCTCCGACGTCGGCATCCGAAACAGCGTTCTCTCGAGCGAGGCGATCTACTGGCATCGCGGCCACAATGGCGATGGGTGGACGTGCAGTTCCGCAGCCCGCGCCATCACGACCGACGCCGGCATCTGGCTGAGACAGAACTACCCCGAGATCGGCATCGACCTGACGCGATACAACGGCACCATCGCCGGCCGCTGGGGTGCTCGGAAGCCGCCGGAGGAAGTGATCGCGATCGGCCGTGAGCACCTCGTCCGCACGGCGACGGTGGTCAAGAGCGTCGAGGCGATGCGCGACCTGCTCTACCAGGGCTACGGCGTCTTCTTCTGCTCAATGCTCAAGTGGTCGAGCACCCGCGATGACAACGGCTACTCGCCGGTCGTCGTTGGATCGTGGGCTCATGCCCAAGGGATCGTCGGTTACGACGATCGCCCTGAGACGGTGAGCATCTACGGGGAGCCACTGGCCTGCGTTCAGAACTCCTGGGGCCGATGGAACTCAGGCCCGCGAACCGTCCGCGGGACGAACTTCGAGATTCCAGAGGGCGCCTACTGGACGAAGGCGTCGACGATCCTGCGAGGGCAGGCGATTGCACTGTCGAGCGTGGCCGGCTGGCCGGCGAGGAAGCTGCCGAACTACGGTGCGGAGGGAAATGTATGAAGCCCGACGTCGTCGCTGACGCCACCGGCGTCATCCTGCTTGCCACCGTGGCCGCGCTGCCGATGTCGTGCGTCCCATCGCTGCCGGCGGCCCAGAGGGTGAACCTTCAGCCGCTGGTTGCCACGGCCGGGGCATACAGCGTCATGGAAGGCGAGCGCTCGAGCCCGACGCCTGCTCCCGTTCCCACGGTCGGGTGCGAGGAAGGATGCGAATGCAACGGCAGCGGCAAGGAGCCCAGCGGCGACGGCCTGGCGATCGTCAATTGCCGCTGCCCAGAGACCTGCGCCTGCAAGGCGAACAAGGCGCCGCCGGCCCACACGTCTGCCGAGGGGACGCCGGGATGGCCGCCACGAAATTTAGTCCCCTGAAAGCCTGGGTGCTCCGGCGGGCGCCGATGCGCGTTTCGCTGCACGGGGCTCTTCGCGATCGGCTCGTCGAGCACATCGTCGAGGACTGGCCGGCCGGCTGCCCGCCAGACCGCATCGAGGAGGTCGTCCGCGCTCGCATGGCCGTCAGGCTCCGCGAGCAGTACGGAAGCGTCATTGCGGTGTTCATCCTGTCTGCCCTCGCGAACATCCTGATCCGCCTGGTCGTCGAGTGGTGGTTTGCCCACGAGGCCAACCGCGTCCTCATGGCCGAATGGTCTCGCTGATGCCTCGTCGCGTTCCCACCTACCGGCCACCTTGGATTCCCGCTCGTCAAGAGAACCGCCCCACGTCCTCCCAGAGGGGCTACGGGTCGGCAGCCTGGCAGCGTGTCCGTCTGGCCGTGATCGCCCGCGACGGCGGCGTCTGCCGCTCCTGCGGGCTCGTCATCCACAAGGCCGGCGACGCCCACGTCGATCACATCCTCGAGAAGCCGACCGACGAGGCCGCCGAGGCGACGCCGCTTTCCGGCCTCCAGCTTCTGTGCCGATCCTGTCACGCGAAGAAGACGAAGGCGTCATCCTCCTGACTTCCTGCGACTCCTCCTGGCCGCGTTGGCGGCCTTCTGGGTGCCGCCCTTGAAGCCGCAGGCCAGAGCAAGTTTGTGCCGCCGGTCGGTGCCAAATGGGTAGGTGCGCTCCTTGACCTGCTCGATCATCTTCCTGACGACGAGCCGCTTCCCAAAGATGACGGTCGTGACCTGGATGCCTTCGCCCTCGGCCGCTTCGATGGCCCGGTAGAGCGACCGCAGGGAGCAGCCGATCACGGCCTTCGCTTCCTCGAACGTCAGGTAGTCGTCTGTGTCGATCTTCATCGCCTCACCGCTCCTATGAATGCGTCCCCTAAGTCAACGAACGCCTCTCCAATCCTCCGCAGGGGCCGGTCGGCCTGCTGCTGCACGACAATTTGATGCACCGGGGCCGCCTGCGGCAACGGCTGCTGCCAGCCGTTTGCCACGGGCGGGGGCTGCCACGCCGGCTGCTGCCACCCGCCGGTTGCCACGGCCGGGGGTGCCGGCGCCGCCGCCGGCCGCTCCGCGAGCACCTCGCGGAGCAGCACGACGACGACGACGACCAGCACGGCCCGCCAGGTGTCACGCACGATGCCGATCATGCCGCGATGCCCTCCCCCGCACGCAGCCTCTTGACGACCGCGCGGCAGTTGGCCGCGTACTCCGCGGCGTAGCCGTGGAGCGTCTCCTCGACGACCGCCACGGCCTCCTCGCGAGTCTCCACGACCCGCTCGCCCATGAACTCATAGAGCGGCTCGACGCGCCCCGACGCCAGGTGCCGGTAGAGCGTCTGCTCGCCGTGCTGCACCGGCTCGACCTCATCGACCACAACCAACGGCCTCCCGTCGCTTCCTCGGTATGCCTTCGCGATCCACATCTCGCACCTCCTCACTGGTTGCCACGCACCGGGGCCGCACCGTGCAGCCCGCGATGTCGCGGCGAGTAGCCTAGCGTTGTCTCTGCCTGCCGTCTAATCGTCGCCACGACGCTTCCGCCGTGAGCGTTTCTGCCGTCGTTTCTCCTGCCTCCTCCGCTCCATCTCCTCGATCGCCGCCGCCGCCACGCGATGCATGGCCGCCTCGGCATCGCGACGCGAGGCCAGGCCGGATTCGACGAGGAACGAGAGCCATCCGGCTTCGTATGGGGTGACGCGGTTGGTCATTTCCTGCCTCCTTTCTGCGTCGGAAGCGAATCCAGCCACCGCGACATAATCGACTCGGTGCATTCGGACGGCAACCAGTGGGTAGCATCGCCCAGGCCGTACCCAGCGATTTTCTCCAGTTTTTCGATGGCGGAAAAGTAGGCGTCCGCGAAGGCCGGCGGGCAGTCTAGTCCGCTGTCTCGGTCGAGATGCCGCAGCCCGGTCTCCTGCATGGCGGCTTCTTCACGATCCGCCATAAAGGACACAACTGCATCCAGCAGTGCGGATGCTTCGTCTCTGGTCAGTTTGGTTTTCATTTCTGCACCTTTCGTTCCGCCGGACGGGCCGTCCCCTTGCACTCGATGACCTCGCACCCCTCGGCGATCGCCCGCTTCGTCCACGCCTCGGCCTGCCGGCGGGACCGGAACTCGATCACCTCGGCCAGGTCGGTGTTGCTACTGGCAGCCCACCGCATGAGTTCCTTGCCGGCGGGCGTGTTCGCGACCGACTCTATGGCCGCCGGCAGCCGCCAGAAGAGCACGATGCCCTCCTGCTTCAGCGGCTTGCAGTGGCAGTCCTGCTTCCGCAGTTTCTTCGCCTTCGCCACCGCGTCGCGGTAGCGGTGGAACCGCTCCACGTCATCGCTCGCCGGCCGGCGCCGGTCGAGCGGCTCCCAGTCGCCATCGTGCCGGCGGGCGTGTTTCACGCCGATGTCGGTGATAATCCAGTAGATCATCGTTCCTCTCCTCGTTTCGTGGTTGGTTCTTCTAATCAATCAAGTCGTTCGATCGCATCGACCAGCTCCGAGGCATCGCATTTCTCCGGCTCCCAGTACTCGGCAGCCGACATATCGCATTCGGCGATTTCCTCGAGCCCGGCGATCGCCGAGAAGTACGCGGCAGCATGCGCTCGAGGGCAGTCCAGGTGGGTATCGCGGTCGAATTGCCGCAGCCCCGTCTCCCGCATCCCCTGCTCGTCCCGGTCTGTGCCGAATGAGTTGATCGCGCACAGCAGTGCGTACGCCTGCTCCTTGCTCAGTGTCATCGTCCTCTCCTCGTTTCGCCGCACGGGGCGGCAGGGTTGAATCGGTCCACTGGTTGACACGGGGCGGGGTCAGTCACGCCAATGCTCAAGCGCATCGTCCTCGGTCTCGAACGGGCCGCCAGCATCCACGCCGCGGACGTACACGTACCATCCGGTGCCCTCGACTGCCCTCTGCTCACAACGAGCGACAACCGGCGGCTCGGCCCGCCCCTCGTCGGCATCGATCGTCCAGCCGCCAGCGCGGGCCTCGTCCTCGGGGATCATCACCTCGTCGTCCACGTTGAGGTATCCGGCCTCGTCACCAACGATTCGACCAGTGAGTCGGCCGTGTCGGTCGATCTCAGGCCAGCAACCGTCCCACGTACAGCCGTCCTGAAAAATCTCGTTCCACTCCCGACTCTTGTAGTGCAGGCCGGCTCCGGCCTCGCACCGCCGCTCGTCGGTCATCTCGCTGAATGGTCGCATCGTCGTCTCCTCATGTTTCGCCGGACGGTGCCGGCTGGTTTCCTCGGTCGGGGGCCACCGCGGCCCGCCCCTCGCCGGCGCCCGAGGGCGGCGCCGGAACCAGGGCGGGTCGTCACGCCGCGGCATCCGCCTCCGCAAACTCCATCGCCTCGCGTCGGGTCGAAAACTCCCGCGACCAGACCGCGATGCCGCCCTTGACCAACGCCGCCACCCAGCGTCGGCCGTTCGCCCGCCTCACCGACCAATGGCCGACCGGAGCATCGAGCAGCATCGCACCGGCACCGTGGCCGGCATCTTCGCTTTTCACCCATCGCCGTGTCGTCGTGTCCATCTTCGCTCTCCTCATGTTTCGCCGGACGGTGCCGGCTGGTGTCGGTCGATCCACTGGCTGCCACGCTCCGGTCACGCGACCGGGTCGATGATCCCATGCCTCACCATCCAGAGACGCAGGCCGGCACGGTGCCTCTGAACCGCCGTCGTGTCGAGCTGCCACTGGTCATCCTCGCGGCGGCAGCAGTCGTGCGCAGCCTGCCAGAGGCCGTACTGCTCGGCCCACTCTTGGTCGCAGCCGACAGGGTCGCCCTCGCCGCCGGCCACTCGCTCGACGGTTGCCTCGGCCACTCCATCGCAGATCGCCGCCGCCGCCTGGCGGTAGACGACGGCAAAGTCGTCAGCCTCGTCAGCCGACAAGCCAGCCGCCACCAAGTCGAGCTCCGCGTTCAGCAGGATCGTCACGTCTGGAAGTATCGTCGTCATCGCATCTCTCCTCGCTTCTGGGGTTTCCACGCTCCGGGGCCGCGCCGGCCCGCCCGTCGCCCCCGGAGCCGGCGTCTCGCCGGGCGGGGGTTGCGGGCGGGTCGCTCACTTGCCGCTCCACACTGGCTTCGTTCCTGTCAGGCTTGCGATCTCTTGCGCGAGTTCCTTCGTGAACGTCCAGTAAACCGGATGGTGGATCACATTCGACCCCTTCCGGCACTTGTCGCCGGTCGAGATGTTGACGGCGCAGCCGTCTTCCAGAAAACGAACAGGAGCGCCCTCGCCCATCGGAACCATGCGGCTCTTGATCGACTCAATTTGCTCTTGTGTCAGGATCGTCATCGCATCTCTCCTCTCGTTCCCCCATCCGGGGGTCTGGTGAAATCATCCTCTAGTCGAGCCGCCGCGGCAACGAGCCGGGGCGGGTCAGGCACACTCAGCACACAGCCGCTCTGGGCTGCAAATGACCGGAAAAAACCAACTCAGCCCCAGCCGCCCGCACTGGTCGCATCGGTACAGCTTGCCGTCAGGCAGGCACCCGCGGGCATCCTCGATCGCCTGCCGCAGCCCCTCGCGGGCCTGCTCGTCCTCCAGGCTGCCGGCGAGCCGCTCGGCCACGTCGATCGCCAGGGCCGGCATCTTCCGCCTGCCGCGGTAGGTGTCGACCTCGACCCAGACCAGCGGCACGTCGTGGCCGGCGGCCCGCCAGGCCCGCACCTCCTCGGCATCGGCCATGACGGCGCCCGCCTCGGCCATTTCGATCATCGCGTTTGAAACGTATCCCATCGCCGCGTTCCTCCACTCGGGGTCATCGTTTCCACGATCGGGCCACGCGGCCCGATCTCTCCTTCTGTCGCATATCCTAGCATCGGCATAGTGTCTGTCAACCTGAAATCCTTCTGGTCACCCGATACGGTCTCGCCACCAAGCCAGGCACCGGCGACCGCCGCCGGCCCTCGACGTGCAGGAGCGCCCAACCCTCGGCACCGTGTGCGAGGAGATAGACGCGGCTGCGCCGCCGGATGACCTCGGCGAGCCGGAACGTGCCCCGGGCGGCCAGTGGGATGCGCCGGCCGTCGTGGCATCGGTAGTACGGGCCGGCGGAGACCTTGAACCTGTCGCCCGGCACCAGGACGACACGGGGACTGATTCGGTAGCCGGTTTCGCTGGCCGGGGTCATGTGGCACCTCCTTCGATGACGCGAACGTCTGACACGGTCGCGTTGTGCTCGATGTTCCGCCGGGCTCGTTGGACCGCCTCGGCCTCTGCCTCGGCCAGCACCTGCTCTTCGGTGGCCGCCGGATCGACCAGCATCCAGAACCGCCCGGTGCCGCTCGTCCATGCGTGGAGGTGGCCGCCAGCGGCGTCATATTCCACGCGGACGCGCTTGTAATGCGTCATCGCGGTCATGCGGCACCTCCTTCCGCCTGCTCGCCGATGCCGCGGAGGAAATCGGCCGCCCGGTCGATCGCGTCGTGGAACGCATCCGCGGCCTTCTGGAACTCGGCCTGCGTGCCGTGCTCGTTCTGGTCAAAGAATGCCTCCTGCTTCTCCACGATCTGCCGCAGATGGTTGAGCATCGCGGCGTGCCGCGACTCGTCGCACGAAGCGCCGGCGGCCGGCACCTCCTCGCGATCCTCGTATCGGTAGTCGTCGCCTTCGCAGACCCCCTGCACCTCGCTCTCGCCGGGCTCGTCGTAGGATCGCTGGTTGTCATAGTCGGGGTCATCCATCGCGAGGCGGGCCGCCTCCTCGATGCTCGACGCCTCGACGGTCGTGTCGCAGTAGTAGGTCACCGGCCACTCGATGCGGACGGTGTATGTTCGTGTCGTCGTCTTCGTTGCCATGGTCGGGGTTCTCCTCTCGTCTCGTGTTTCCACGTTCTGGGCAGGCTCGTCGCCGGCATCCCCTTCGCCGCCGGCCACGGGCGCCGGCGGGGCCAGGGGCGGCCGAAGTCAGCGGCTGGCCTTCTTCGTCGTCTTCTTCGCCTTCGCCTTCTCCCGAGGCGTGGCGCAGTGGAACTCTCCGGCGTGAGCGAAGATCGCCACCCCCTCCTCCTGATCCTCCTCCTCCTCGTCGTCCCGGGCCACGGCGAAGACCGTGTCGGTGCCGATCTCGGAGTAGCCCTCCGGCACCTCCTCGATGAAGACATCGAGGAGTTTGCGGCGCGCCAGCGCGTTCAGCACCTCGGCGCAGTCGCTCATGGTCAACTCGGCCTCGTCTCCGTTGGCGAGCGAGCATCGGATCGTTGTCCGGGTCATCGCGTTCATCTTCTGGTTCCTCCAGTCGGGGTATAGGTTTCCATCCACGGGGCCACGGTGGCCGCCGACTCGACGCCTCCCCGCGGGCGGGAGGCGCCGGCTCGGGGGTCAGTCGTCAGAACACCTCCAGCGAGTCGAGGTCGCAGTCGGCCAGCACTCGCTCCATCTGCCGCCACTGCCGGCAGGTTTCCCGCCAGCCAGCCTGCAACTGACGGTGCTCGGCCACCGTCATCTCATCCGGCTCGCACGACCCGTATGTGTCGATGTAGTCGGCGAGCGTTCCGGGGTCGCACTTCGGCAGGCAGCACAGGACGTCGGTGATGCACGGGGGGATGCCGTTGCCCGAATCGACAATTGATTGGCCGAATCGGATGGTGAACGACCGCCGACCGTGACGCACGGTCACCCTCCATATGTCTCGGTCGTCTTTGTCGCAGTCGAACATCCTGCCGTGACTGTCGAATCGAGCGGTCATCGACACGCCGTTCGTCGCCATCCACTCGCGAGCCATTTCCGCCAGGTCGTCGCCCTCGGTCATCGAATCTGCCAGCGGCAGCGCGATCGCTCGCCCGTGTACGGTGGCGTCGTGATACTCGCGGCTGAACGGTTCAAGCGTTTCGTGCGTCGTGTTCATCTCTCGTTTCCTCACTCGGGGTCTGCTCGTTCCGCCGGCCGGGGCACCGTGCCTCGGCCGGTTGTGTCGGCGTGTAGGTCAGTCGATCGGCCAACCCTGCCGCCAGTAGCAGGGCACGGTGGCCTCGTCGTCGCTGTCGTCGTCGTCGCCCAGGCGCACCTCGGCCACGAATTCCTCGTCGCCGCGGCCGCCCTCGTCGCATCGGTAGAGTGATCCGCCGTCCCCCTCGTCGGCCCCCTCGTCGGCGAGCAGCTCTCGCACGTAGTCGCGGGCGGCCGCGTCGGAAACGGCGTCGAACCGCTCATCGCCACCGCGGTCGAACCTGATCAGGTAGTTGGGCATCGTCTGGTTCCTCCGGTCGGGGTTCTCGTTCCGCCGGCCGGGGGCAACGTGCCGCCGGCCGGCTGTGTCGGCGTGTAGGTCAGACGCGCCGCGCTCCAATCGCCGCCTCGATCTCGGAGACGATGCGGCCGAATTCCTCGCGGCGCCGGGCATCCTCGGCTCGCCGGCGCTCCAGCGCCGCCGCCGCGCTGGCGGCGTCGCGCCGCTGGCGCCGGGCCTCCCCGAAGAACGTGAAGTCTGCGAGAATCAGCGCGGCCACGAAGACCGCCGCGTTGGCTACCAGGATCGTCATGTCTCGTCTCCTCGGTCGGGGTTCTCGTTCCGCCGGCCGGGGCACCGTGCCCCGGCCGGTTGTGTCGGCTTGTAGGTCAGGAGAGCACCGCGGCCCGTGCCACGCTGTCGCCGGCCATCGCCGCCGTGATCATCTCCGCAGACGGGATCGGGGCGTGTCCCATCACCTCGCGATACTGGGCACGGTTCGCCGCATGCTCCTCGGCCACCGCGAGCCACGCGCCACGACGCAGGTGACGGGGGAAACCGCGGAGCCGCCCACCCTTGCCGATCACCGCGTAGACGGCACGGCAGGCGACGGTCCACGGCTGCGCGGCGTGAACGCCGGCCACGACGCGCCGGACCATCTCGGCGTTGTGGCCGACGAGGCGCTCCACGGGGAGATCGGCACGAACACGCTCCACCATGCCGGGCACCGGGGCCGGCGCCGTCAGCTTCGGCGTGTGGTCCGGCGTCGAGCGGTACGTGCCGGGCGGATTCTTCGCCTCACGACGGCGTCGAGCCTCCCATGCACGCCGGCGCTCGGCCGCCGCCTCCGGGGTGCCGGGCAGCGGTCGCAGGCGGGCCGCGGTGGCTCGCACCTCCCGCCCCGTGTCGCCGGTGCGGCACAGATACCGCGCCACGCCACGGCCTTCCAGGCGGCGCAGGACGGTCACCGGCGCCAGCCGGTTGCCGATCCGCACCCGATACTCGCCGCCGATCTTCACCTCAGACTGTCGCATCGTCTCGTCTCCTCGGTCGGGGTCATCGTTTCCACGAACCGGCGACGCGCCGGTGCGTTGTGTCGGGCATCCGTCTAGCAGTCGCGGGTCGGGGTTTCGTCGGACGGGGTTCGCCCCCGCGACGCAGTAATATCGGCCAAAAGTTTGTCAGGAGTCAAGTGGGGCGACATTTTGTGGTCAAGGCGACTAGCGGACACAATATGTTGATTGGACAGTTGGGATTGCCGCGTTTCGTCGGTCGGGGGTCGCGTTTCCATGGACGGGTCTAGTTGAATTCCTCGGTCGTGTCACCGACGCGAACGTCTTCCACGGCCGCTGTCACGACGAGGTTGAACGTCGGCCCTTCGGGGCCGATGGTCATCGTGATGCGTCCAGTGTCCATGTCGGCGTCGAAGCCGATACCGATTGGCTTCCCGCTCCACGATCGTTCAAGCCGTTTCAGGCCGACGGCTAGCCGTCGAGTCATCGCCTCGCGTTGCTGTGGCGTCATCGTCTGGTTTCCACGGTCGGGCTATTCGGGTTTCCACGGCCGGGGTGCCCGTTTCCACGGCCGGGGTTCGCTGGTTTCTACGGTCGGGGATGCTATCGGACGGTCGTCCCCTCGTCACCTCCGGCGCCAGCGGCTGCCAGGGTGATCGAGCGGGCGAGGTGATCGGACGGTCGTCCCCTCGTCACCTCCGGCGCCAGCGGCTGCCAGGGTGATCGAG